CGATTTCGATCATGCGCTGCTGCTCGATAGGCAGCAGGTCACGATCATTCTGCACTTGGCTCAGACGCCGAAAACCCTGACGCAAATTGTCAGCATAATCTGGGTCTTGTCCAGCAAGGTAGGCAGAGGTCTCCGTCAATCGAACGCCATTTGCCTGAAGTAGATCATTAAATGGCACTAAGCAATCTCCCAATCAGCAATGCAAATAAGATGATAAAACTTCCCGAGGCTGAGAGAACGACAGTCAGAATTACAGCCACGCCATGGTAAAAGTAAAACTTTGCCTGAAAGGTCATGCCCTGCTTGACACCTATCTCACCAACGCGAATCGCCCAAATTGCGGTGAAAATGGCGAAACAGAGATAGGCGGTGACAGGAAGTCCTATGACTATGGCTTTGAATACAACCATAGCATTAGCACCAGCCAAAAGCCCTATTCCAGCCAGAAATATGACGAGGCAGAGTGGAGCCCCAAAGGCTAATTCCAATTGCTTCATGAGATCCACCTATTCAGTTTCGAGAATTAAGAACTTCCACGGTAATACGAATGTGCTCACCGCGGCAGGCAGCGCGTACAATCGTGCGAATAGACTCGATGACCCGGCCATTTCTCCCGATGAGCAAGCCAATATCATCGGGGCTGCATGAGACCTCAAGCACGATGTTTTCGGCACCATTGACAGCATGCACTTTCAGGGGATGCTCGTCGTCGAGAATAGAACGAGCCATGTACTCAACAAGCTGCCGTAAGCGCTCTGTCACTTCCATTTTAAATCCTCCAACTTGTTTATGGGCTGTTAACATGGTCAAACCAGAGATTTCAACACAAGCTTATCAACACCATAGGATGATTGCCACGCAGTTTCGATGGGCGGAAAATCGAACAAAAAAAACCCAGCAGTCAGAGGACTGCTGGGCAAGTAGCAGTGATAATCATAGCATCTTATTTTTTTCTTGTCTAGCGAAGATTTCCTCCCATTGATCGAGAGGTATGATCTCCATCCTCTTCTTTTCGCAGCTATATACAAACCAGCCGTTGAGGAGCTGAGACATTTTGCGAATATTCTGGTAATCCAATCTATCACCATATGTACATTGATCTTGCTTCATGTCGCGCCAGAGCGCGAATTCAAATCCATCTTCCGGAGCGTAAAAGTTGAGATCAGCCAGCAGCAAAGCATATTTAAGAAACAATTCTTTAAGCTCTTGATCTTTAATCATAGGACTCCCGAATAACGCTATCAAAACGAGCATAGTCGTTATGAAACATTAATTTCACTTCTCCCGTTGGCCCATTACGATGTTTGGCAAGCATGAGTCTTACGCCTGTATCAGTATTGGGCTGGTAAATATCGCCACGGTAAATGAACATCACAATATCGGCATCATTTTCAATGGCGCCGCTGTCACGTAAATCTGAGAGCTGTGGAACTGGAGGCTGCCGACTTTCCACAGCCCGGCTGAGCTGGGCCATTGCGATAACTGGCACATCAAATTCCTTAGCCATGAGCTTTAGATCACGGCTGATTTCAGATACTTCCATCGTCCGGTTATCTCGATGTTTCTTAGGGGAAATCAATTGCAGATAATCCACAATGATGCATGCAAGTCCGCGCTCTGTACGGATGCGTCTGAGCCGCGCACGCATATCGACTGTTGTCAAGCCCGGTGTCTCATCGATGAAAATCGGCAAATATTGTAGGCGGCTGCTGACTGTCATAATGTGGTCCCACTCATCATGCTGGAGCTGACCTCGACGGAAATGTGAGGAGTCAATCCGGGCCTCGGCACAGATCATGCGTTGGACTAGCTGCTCCTTGCTCATCTCTAAGCTGAAGATCACGATGGGACGATCTTGGATACTAGCAGCCGTTACAGCAAACTGCAAGCCTAAAGACGTTTTCCCTTGTCCCGGCCTTGCAGCCACAATAATCAAATCAGCATTCTGAAAGCCACCCGTCATCCGATTTAATTCTGGAAAGCCTGTATCAAGGCCAGTCAGTGTCTGTGACCGTGGACGTTGTGCCTCTGAGATAATGCGCGGAACCATTTGCTCCATGGTCACAAAATCAGAAGAATTTTGGAGCTGCGAAACCTGCATCAAAGAATCATAGGCAGATCCTATGATTTCCTGAAGATTCTCTCCTCGGTAAGCCGAATCGGAGAGACATGAAGCAATATTGATGAGCGTTCGGTAAATCGCCTTTTCTCGAATAAGTCTCGCATGAAATGTGATATTCGCTGTGGAGACGACGGACTCCATGAGCTCAGCGAGATACCGACTACCGCCAACTTTCTGCAATTGTTCCCGTTGAATGAGAACATTTGAGACCGTGTGTAAGTCGATAGGCTCATGGCGCTCATAGAGCACAAGGATTGCCTGAAATATGAGATGATGAGCCGCATGGTGAAACCATGTGCCCTGATGAGGTGGAAGAATATCAATCACTTGATTACATAATTCACCATCAAGAAGCAGAGCGCCGAGAACATTTCTCTCGGCGCTCATGAGAGCTGGCGGAACATGATTATTACTCGGCATGATTGGGAACCTAATTGAGAAGAGAATCGATGAGCATCCACTGGCCAAATGATTGAATGAGCATGCCTTGGCCATCAATAAATCCTGGTCGTTCGCCCAAAACAATCATAGAGCTATCTTCACCTTCTTCTTCATATCGAATGTACTTCATTCCCAAACTTTGTAAAAACTCTTCAACCTCCTCTTCGCTAAAACGCTCTTTTGGAACAAATACAACTGTTAAGGGAATAGATAATGAGTTGAGAATCAGCATGGGAACTGAACCACCTTCACGACTGAAGACGAAATCCTTCAGCAAATCATACAAATGCGTATCAGTGAGAGCCAGGATAAACATCCAGTGATTATCTTCAACAATAAGCTCGGAGACAGCTTGTCTTAGCAAATAATGCTTCGTTTCTGGGAGGTAAAACTTCTTTGGGCTGACGAGAATAAGCGAGGAATCCATCGAACATCTCCTTCCTTCAGAAACCAAATCCATGATAGAAAAAGCGGGCTACCACATGTTTTCCAACAGAGCAGCCCGCTTTTCTGATTATGCCGTGAACTTGGCAACGGCGAGGATATGCAGGCAGGGATTTTTGGCCTTGCAGCTACAGCGCTTGTTGTCGTCGCCTTCAACGAGATATTCTCGAAGGCCATCGGACACAAGCCACGTGTAAGGTGCTTTACCTAGTGAGACGGATAAGCTATTTACCATCTCAGCTTCGGTATCTCTCTTTTCGATGATATCAGCTTCTTGAACTTTGGACAGGCTGCTGCGAAGCTTGTCCTTTAAATCGATTTTCGGAGTGCTTTCCTTCATCGGGAAGAGAGTTGCTACATGCTCTTGGCCACTATCAATAGCCCTAAAGTCAGCAGAAAGCTGGATAAGATCATCAATATCAAGTCCCTTAACATCTGCCCTCCCCATTTTTTCCAAGACCATTTCTTCTGTGACACCATAGCGTTTAAGCTGCTGCAAAATATACTGTTGTGCGGCTGCTAGGCCGTTATTCTTAATATACTGCTCTAAGCGCCCCCTAACGCCGCGCTTTGCCTCCTCGATAGCCTTCTCGATCAGCCACCGCGGCATTTTATTAAGGATTACATTGCGAATGTTCTTCGACTGACCGCGGCTGAAGCGGATTGCATCTTTGCGTTCTGGATCGAGATTTCCATCGACCTTAGAACGTTTACTCTCACGCCATTGACGCGGTGCGCTTGTACCTGACTCTAAATCAACGATGTAGTGTGTAAAGATCCAGGCTTCGGCTGACTCTTGAACGGGCTCAGCAATGATCGTTAAATTTCCATAAGTGTTGAACATCATCATAGCCAGCTCGATGGTGCCGCCTTCCACACGGCCCTTGCCAGCGCCCCAAGAGTAAAAAGCATGATCACCAAGCATCGCGGCTTGCTTGAGAATGTTTCGCTCAACCTGGGCCATGTCCCTAGGCTTCACCACTTGCATAGCCGCCACGTAAGGTGTGCGCACCTGCATCATGCCGTGAGTTGTCGCTGGCATTGGAGATGAGTCGGCAATGGCTGGCATATTCTCGATAATTTCGCCCTCAAATTCGGTCATGCGTTCTCTCCTTTTCCATCAATGTGGCGAACAAGTTTCTCGTACTCGGCCTGATCATCGAAGAAATGACAATCATCCAGATAGGCAACAGGGCCACTAGTCTTATCGTGGGAAAAAATGTGAAGCAGGATGCCCAACCGAAACCAGGGATGCTGCATCCATAGTGCTTTCACTTTTGCCAGCACGGCATCGATGTATTGCTCATCTCGGTTCATATTGTCCTCCTGAGGGGGTTCTGCCTTCTCCAATCGATCTAAGAAGCTATCATAATCTTCCCCAAATTCCCCTAAACGCGGTATGCCATGGTACTTGGCCACGGGGCGTTTTCCACGGGCTGTGATGATATAATGTTCAGCCCTAAAACCCATGGCAAAATCCATGGCTTTCTGCAGCGATTTGCCCTTGTAAATAAGACCACCAGCTATGTTGTACACAAGGTACATTGTCATCTCCATCTTTCAGAGATCATCATCAAATTCTCTGAAAAGTTTATAAGCGGCAAGGCTTATATCGGTACTTTTGAAGAAATCCTCGTAAAGTGCATCGATCTCTGAATCTTCTTGATGATAAAACTCATACTCAGCAAAACCCCTGAGCTCATCCATCACTTCTCTCCTATAATGCATCGGACCGAATGTCATCCACCTGCTCTTTCATGCGAAAATATAAGCGCCGGTAACCCGGACGCTCAAACTGTTTCAATTCTTCATAGCTGGGATTTTTGCTAGCAGCGAGGGCTCGCCAATCCACACCACCGCTCTTGATGGGAACCCAGCGACAAATCCAGTTTTTTCCCATAATGCCGGATTTCTCACCAATCGCTTGCTTGAACAAATTTGCCAGCATTGTTTTCTGGCGATGCCAGAAATCTTCTTGATGACTGGCGTGCGCATATTTGCTGGCTAACTGATCGAGCTCGGCCGTTGACTCAATGATTTCTTCCGTACTCTCTTGGAATTTGCGCTGCAAATAATGATCGAATTCCTTTGGAGTGCATGTATGAAGTGGAGGATTTTGCGGCATGACATGATTCTGCCAGAAATCGACGGCCATCTCAACGCTGAGTCTGAAGAGCTCAGGATCGAAGTCCATCCGAAATTCGACATAACGATTCGTGTCAAAAGATTCGCAAAAGTGCAAGAGAACAATATCGATCTCTTGACACTCAAGAAATCCAGCATACCAATTGGCTTGAAGAGAGACATAATCGGGTGGTCTCAGTTTACCAGGGGAATCTTGATCATGCCAGTGTTTGATGCCGCCAATGCCAGCAGTTTTAATCTCAATGACTCGTTTTGCCTGACCATTTTCATCAAGAATGACGCGATCAGGATTGGCGGTAAGAAATGGATAATCTGGATGAATGAGGGTTTCTGTGAAGGCATGTAGGATTTCTTGATGCTGGATGGAGTAAAACTTTGCAATCGGCTCTTCTAGCAGGAGTCCCCAGTACTGTGCATCATTTTGGGCATCATCGGCTTTCTCACCGATCTTTTCGAGATATAAGTCATATGCTGACTTATAAGGGTTGACTCCTGCAATAACTCCAATGTCTGATCCACCAATGGATTGTCTTCGTCGATCACGTTGTTCTTGACTAAGCATTCTGGCTCCTTCAAGCTAGAACACCGGCAACAAAACACCCGATAACACCAAGGACAAGGACCTGGATGTAGATCCATGATTAGTCTCGATGAGAACGCCGACAGTATTCGGCGATGAGCAAAGCATCGGCTGTTGCATGGGTGACAGTGAGTTGAGGGAAGAGTTGTTGGGCTTTTGCCTTCGTAACATTTTTGTTACCATGACTTAAACAGCCCATAGCTCGCTGCCACTTTAAGGGTGAGACCTCATCAAAAGGTATCTTAAAAGCGACGAGCAAGCCACGCAGGAATCCATAACTTCGGCCAAATTTGAATGTCGATGCCACTCCTTGGCGTGGCAAACTGTGCACGCTCTCAATGAAACACAGATGCACATCCATTTTGGAAATTGACAGTAAGAGATCAGCAATATCTCGTTCAGTGGGTGGCATTTTCCAGGCTATTGCCTCTAGATTTTGATGTATGATAGCAATACCGCCACTGAGTCCGGGATCGATGCCTAACCAGATCATGATAGTGGCCTCAGCATATTACTCTTCCTATTGGGAAAATCTGCGAAAGCTTTGGTCTCCATGGACTCCCACTCTATCCAATTATCAATACCTCTTTCATCAAGCTCTTTAAATCGCATGATATTATAAGACCCACCGTAGTCTGATTCTACACGCTGCTCATAGGAAATCTGAATACCATCCGGCGGTTGCTCCAAACCTTCTACGAGAGATTTTTTCTCGGGATGATGTATGCGGCAGTGCGCATACATTTCACGATGGGTTGGAAATATCCAAGGAGAAATACTATCTCGGCAGTAAGGACACATTAAATGAATTGTTTCAAGATCTTCATCGAGCTCGCAATGATCTTCTCCGGGCATGGCACCTCCTATAGTCAAGAAAAAAAGCAAGGCCGCAACCGAAAGTTGCAGCCTTGCTTTTCTTTATCTAGAAGAGAGAGTCGGAGTCGTCATCTTCTAACTGCAAGGCACGACTTGGAGCCGCGACGACCATCGAGCTCATGGCCTCCCGAATTTTCTCAAATCCTTGACGAACGCTCTCTCGTAGATGGGCTTGATCGCGAAGGGATTCTACATCAATACCATCCAGAAGAAGTTTCCCACGAGCAGCTAATTCATTAAGCGTTTCCGAGCCAATGATATTCTTCGCCTGGAAGGTCTCAAAGAATTCTCGGGCGCGCTCGATCATGTTGCTCGCAAACTTCTTTCGCCTACCATCTTCTCGATCCGTAAGTCGATCAATGAGATGATTGATCAGCTCACTCATCGAAGCCGTCAGAATTTGCTCAATACGCTCAGCAACAACTTGAATTTTCTGCTGCGCTTTCTCCTGCTCGCTCAGCCAAATGTTACGATTAATGTACTGCAGCTTCTGGGGAACATCCATGGCTAACCATTCATAAGTAATACTAAATTTAGCTTTGACTCGTTCAGCCGATGGATAGTCGGATTCGTTATAAAGTGAACCCAGCCTCTGACGAAATTCCTCCTTGACTAGCTCATATTCCTCACCCAGCTGGTAGATCCAATAGCCACGATCTTCTAGCTTCTGCCGAATAAATTCCTCGACAGCTGTGACATGATCAAGTGGCACCAAATAGATCCCCGGCTTCATAAGCGCATTAACAATTGTATAACGCTTCAGGTAATCCCGGATTTGCGTATCGATCATATTGATCTGCTGCATCGCATTTGAGTCAAAAATCTTCTTGCTAATTTTCACAAGTCTCTTATCTGCATCGGTCTCCACTAGATCCGGTCTTACCTTGCGAGTCGTACCGAACTTATGAATGTTAATGCTAAGACACAGACTATTATCAAACGGATTAACGCGCTCTTCCATCGTCCGTACCTCCACTCTTCTATACATCTTAGGACATGCTTGGATCGTACATAATCGGTGTAGATCGATTCAGCAACCAATCTGCAAATTCACTAAGATGTTCCTCAACGTATTTCACCTCGGCAGCCAGAGCTCTAATACGCTCTTTATAGACACCAGGTAAGGTTACACCATTCCTGAAGTGCACTCTCCATCCCTGAGCTTCGTTATCAAATTCGACATCAGATAGACGAGTGACTTCAAGATCACCTAACTCATCTAGGTTATGCTCATCTTTCCAAATAGCCATACACGTACCGTCTGAAGTAATCTCGATATGAATGTTTTCCATGTTTCCCTCACTGCTGAATATGTTGTTGTTGGCGCTGCGCTCGATAATATTCACTCTTGCGCTTACGGCTGGAAACGGTGCCCAAGGCTTTCTCAATATCCGCCGTCATGGCCTCGCACTCCTGGCCATAAGCACCACTCACTTCAACGGAAACTTCGCCCTGCTCATCGATCTCAATCTCGATCCGTTTCAATTGTTTCCTCCTCAATGTAATGACAGCCAAATTTCTCTGGGGCTAGAAATGCTGGATGGTTTCTGGGTAGAGGGCAAGGTTTTTTCGATGAAAGCCATGCCTCGTACTGTTCTTCCCAATTCTCCAGATCTGATTCAATAAATCTCTCACCGCTTCGGCTTTGAATAATTCGCCTTGGCTTCATGCCAATCTCCTGTAAGAATTTCAAAAGATTTTCATCGACCACCTGTGATCATAACGCGAATCCGTCCATTGGGAAGATCCTGTCGCATAAGGCGTTGACCTTTCCTACGCGCCTGGGCTTGCAAGACTGCGTAGGCATATTCCTGCTTGAATCTCCCGGCTCCCTTGCCAATCATGTTTGTTCCCTCGACACTACGACTGCAATAACGCTCGGGGTTGATAAGCTCTTCATCAGCAATGAAGCTATATGTCCCATCAGGCTGACGTTTTAATCCCAAGTCATACCGACCTCTGAGATTCAGAACAAAATCACAAATCTCAGAAGTCCCCATAAAAAAGCGGGCTCCCTTGTTTCGTTCAACGGGAATTCCCAAAGCTTTTGCCGCAGCAAGAATAGCTGTCTCATCACGAATCTTCGTCTTCACTTGTGCCATGTGGCTCATAAAAATCCCTCCTTTACTAATCCTTTTAGGAGACGATGCTTGTGTGAAATGCACCGTGATGTATAATTGACAACATACTTGTAATACTCTACTTCGGCTAAAGCCGCGTAGCTTCTCGCGCCGTTGCGCGAGCTACACTCAGATGAGGAGCGAACTGTAAAAGCTATGTCTACGGTACTACTTAACTATACTGCCCCAGCCGTCATGATTTGCTTTCGTTATGATGTGTGGGCCATTGCTAAGGCATATGTTGAAGAACCAATGCAAGATAATCTTTTTAGATGGAAAGTTATAACCGGCTACGACACGGCGGCACGCGAAGTTAGCTATCAGAAAGCCTTAACTCACTTTGAGTGGATGACAGAGCTTCTTATTAAAAAAATTAAAGGACAAACACCTTTCTTTACTGGTAGGCTTAGCGCTGGCATAAAGCGATTAGCTGATTATCCACTTTTTAGGTCCTCTGGATGGACTGAACGATCATGGCTAGTTTATGATTCCTTTTATGGTTATAATGGCGAAGTCAGGACTTATTGGACTTTCTATTTCGAAATGTATGATTACATATATTTCACAAATGTCATTCATACAAAAAATGTACCATATGGAAAGCCAGTTGAGGTTGGTAGTAAGGCACATGTTGCACCCGCACAGAATTTACGCCGGTGGTCGCTAGGTCATCCCGGTCCCGGGTGGAATGAATGGTCGTTACAGCATGAAATTGCAAGCGATGGGACACCACCAAAATCAATGTTTTATAATGGTATGATCCAATTTGAGTTGAGTATGAGACATGCGGATATCGGTGATGCTGCGCTACCTACTGAATTTTGGGAGCCTTATCAAATACGTTATGCTAGCACGAGGGATGGCACCGTGGACAGCGAAGGCAATGGATTTGATGGCATCTAGCAACGCCAAGTTACCCCCCAAAAATGCGCTTGATTAATTTAACTCGCTTGGCCATAAGCGTCCCTTTCGGCCACTTCGCTCCCGGTGTCGGCAAAATGTCATACTCGTCCTTACGGACTTTGTAAAACAAGGCAGGCGGTGGAAGATTGTCGATAATTCCATCTGCCTGCGCCAGATAACCATGGACTAGCGTTTCATCCAGATTATATGCCGTAATAAAATCTTGTAAATTTTCAACCGAATCAAAGACCAAGAGATGATATCCGCGCTCAGCCAAATGTTTCCGCGCTGTGACCCAACGGCCAACTCGATAACGGACTCTGGCTCCAGCAATCGCTGCGTATGACTCTAGACGGCTACCAGATACAAAGACAAGCTTATACACGGTCCTTTCCATACCTAACCCCCAAAACTTCAAATCTCCATGCTATCGTGGCTGATAAATGGTATATAGAGATGATATTCTTCTTCACCAGCCGCCTCTAAGTGAGGCCTTAGAGTCTTGCAGCGCTGACATTTCCGGTTTTCCGGGCCAAATGATTTAAACACTTTTCCACATGCCAAGCAAGTCCTAGGTTTATAAACATACTCACGTTTTGGGACTGAGCCAATCTCCTCACGCTCCCGTAAATTTCTTAAAGTTGCCTTGCCTACAGTCTCCAACTCTTTGTTGAGAGATTTAAGCACTTGCTCCCAACCTTTTGTGAAGACATGATAGACGGCATAACGGCTATAAGAGCCTTTCGCAAAATACACAGATGACCTCGTATCACCATTTGGCCATTGAGGAGACTTGGTCGCCTCCATTACTCGGCAGAGGTCGGCAAGAATTTCCATCTTGGTAGGCAAGTGTTTCCTCATCTCAACCCTCCATCGCTAATCTTCGCGGTCGCTCCACATTCTCAACTTTTGATCGCCGATAGACACCAGGATGACTGGCATTGAGGAATCGTCCATCGGCACTTTCCTCAAGCCGCAAAATCGACTGCGGATCGGAAATAGCAATTGGCACAATATACTGTGCAGCTTGCTTAAGCGGAATTTGCAAACGCCAGGCAATCTCACAAATGTTGCGGACATCGGCTCCGGTGTAACGGATGCCTGTTGGCATAGGATCACTCTCTGGAATATGATATTTTGCACGCTGCAAATTCCAGATAGCCTGTAATTCCTGCTCATCCGGCATGCCCGTGTACCAAATGCCGTAACGAAACCGACGCCGAAGCTCCGGCGGTAGGACTTCATGTTTATTGCAAGTGGCAATCCAAAAGGCTCCACCTTTCTGCGCCACCGCTTGAATCACTCGGAAACACGCACGAATATTTTGCTCCGAGGCACCAACCAATGATTGGCGAGTCGCCCCCAAATCAAAGGCAATGGTTGGCACATCAAATGTTGCACCCACCGCCCGCGAAATGAGGCTCTTTCCTGATCCTGGTGGACCTACAAGAATCATGCCAGACCAATCGTTCTCCTCCATTTCGGTGAGAATTGTCTGAAGAGCATCCTTTGCCACACCACCATCGCCAGCGAAATCGCTGGAGGAGCCTGCAAACATTTTCTCAATTTCTTCGACGTACACAATAGCCCGTGGAGGATTTGGTCCGCGGAAGAGGCCGCTGATAAAGTGTTTGGCGCTGTCTAGGCCGGCTAGATCCTGAAAGGTCTCACCACCTAGATGCACTTTCAATCCGGGCGTATTTTCAATCTGCTTGCGCTTATGGTGCCAAAGCAGACGAAAATTCATGCCCTTGCCATTCATGCTCAGGGCAATGGCTTGCTCTGCGGCAAACGCGGAGAGCCCACGAACAGTCTCGCAAATTCGCCGCAAGACGGTTTCATCTGGAGTGGGAAGACCACCAGCCTCATACATTGAGAGTGCAATGTGCGCAATCTCATCGTCAGAGGGCAGTGGTTCATCAAGAATAACGAGATCGTGATGGAGCACAAGCGGTGGTTTCAGCTCGGGACCAATTATCACGCATGTTCTAAAGTCAGACTTAAAGAGATCTCGCAGGTTCCACACAGCCTGCGCAACTTCTGGAGCATGCCAATGGGCTTGTAAATTTAAGAAGATGCTAATGGATTGCTCTGGGAGTTTCGAGACGATATCCATCGAATTGACGGGATCGCTCGTTAGATTTCGCAATTCAAGGGCATTGTCAATGCCCGTTATGGCAAGGATTTTCTCAGCGCCTTGATTATTAGCGCCGAGAAGACCTCTAGCTGAATCCCATAATGTGATGGGCGTCTCATTTGGCAAGGATTTTTGAATCCAGGAAATTGTTGCTGCAGCATCGGGACTGACAATCCCGACAAGTGGCACACTTCGATTTCTGGCAGCCTTGAATTGCTGTCTGATGTCCATCTAACCCACCTCCAACTAGATTATCAAGACTATGCATTGTGTAAGGAACAGATTAAGATCCACTCCTTGCAGTTACTCCGAGTGCACCACCAAATATGCTCATGTTCAACGCAGTAATGACGATGCGGCACATGGAAATCGAATGGACCAAACCATAGCATTGTGACGAGACCTCGATTAGTCTAATGCAGGATCGGATCTTGGTGGTTGATAACGAAATGAAGGCGTACCGTCTGGATGGCGTTCTCGGCAGTGCTGAAGCACTGCCTTAAATGAATCGCCCCGCCATGAGCAGGCGATTTGATTCGCAAATGGGCAGCGACGAGATTCGATTTCGCCTTCATCGAAAATATCTACCTGATCCAACGGCTCGACCATGTCTTGTGGTTCCTTCCAAAAGATTCTATTGGTTCACACAGTTCCGCTTCTTGCTCAGCGGCTTTTTCTTCATCGATGATTTCTCGTTTGACCTTCGATTCACGTATTGCCCACTCATAGCCTCGGCGACGCAAGGAAACAACGAAAGAATTGCTATCCATTTGCTGACGCCGAGCTATCGCTAATTCTCGTTCAAAGTGCTTGGCATAATTCGGTGTGGCTGCCTGAGAGAGTTGGAGAAAAAGCCGATATTGCTCTTCCATTTCGCTCGCTTCTTTTTGAGCGAGCATCAGATCCTTCTGCGGCATCCAGAGTCTAGCTACGGGTAATTCACTCATCCCACCACCTCCTTTGCAGCTTCTGCGAGTTCTTTAAGCTGGTCGCGCGTGAGATACAGATATAGACATAACGGTCTCACGGATGGAGACTGTCGAAATTCGATTATAACATAATCTTGAAGGTGCTCAGAGTGTTGAATCTTGATTTTCACATCACCATGGCCCAACATAATACTTTCAACCATATTAGTTCTCCTCTTTGTTTCTAAAGTCTGGTGGCGTATAAAGTTTAGTGAGTTTTGGCAAATTGACGCTACTGGAAATGCGGATACCCTCCCGTGAGGCCTGCATGAATGTTGCTGTGACAACCTCTCGATGCCTGGTCAACATATCAAGAGGTGTAATTCCCAAAACATCTGACAACGCATACAGACAAGCGGCATAGCGACGAGCTACTTCATAGATCGTTGGTCGTGGACGAATCTCGTCCATTATCATCTCCTTCCCCATGGCAAGTGTTGCACCTCTCGCCACTCCAAACGAGCCAATCATGATGGCAGACCAAACAAATGTTTTGCTCCCGATAGAGCACCCGATGCTTGTCTGGATCTGCAAATTCCTCTGGTGGCTTTTCCTCGCCACAATCATCGCAAATCTTCAGATCAAGCCGAATAAAATATCCATCAGCCTCGGCTTCATCTTGAAAGATATTCAGAAGCAAATCTCCATCAATGGCTGAAAGAGAACGTCTTAGCATCGACATCAGACTTTTTCTGTCTCCGATATCTGCATAGAATTCCGCTTTTTCTAGAAACCACTGTTGGGGACTTGACCATCGATACTGCATAGATCCCTCCACGAATGAGACCATAAATCATCCCATACCACACACAAAACCACAAATTACCACCCATTGTCGATGCATCTCCTTGTTTTGGTGCGAGCCCCCGCCCAGTAGTTGCCTACCGGGCGGGTCCATCTGCTAGAGAGCCGTCTGGTATGTACTCGATAGCTCCTGGATCAGCTTCATGAGCAAGGCACTGATATGCATCAGCGCAAAGCCTATAGAAGCTAACCATTGGCAGATGCTTGCTAGAAGCTCGCACACACTCGCCATCATCACCTCCTATTCAGATAGGACACTCTTCTTCTTCCACAGATCCCAGCCATAGCTGGGCGGCGAGTATCAAAAAGAACAGATAGAAAGCAATCTTAAACTGAAGGCGCCTGATCCAGCGCTGCACCTTCTCATAGAATTTATGCATGAGATGCGCCAAGCTTGAAACCATGAGGGACGCTTTATCAATGACATATGATTGCCCAACCAAAAATGCTGTGGCTATAATCAGTGTGGGTACAACTCCTAATGAAGAAACAGCCCATGAAATAACGATAGCTTCAATGATGTGAGCAGTTACTTTCACCAGAGGCTGTAGAAACGACGAACATTTCTTCAGAAACTTCCAAACTTTTGATAGTGCATTCGCGATCATGATAGCTCCTTCACCAGAGAAAAATGCCCGGAGCTCTCGTTGTGATGGGACGACAGCTCCGGGCTCTGGTTAGAACGGAAGCGGATCATCGCCGGTTTCTGGTTCATCGTCAGAGCCGGGTTCTCGTGACTTGGAGAACGTGAGGGGAATGACTCGATCAGCCAAGACCTCATGTTTGGCACGCTTCGAGCCATCATCCGCCGTCCAGGTCCGATACTGCAAACGGCCAGAAACAAGCACTGGCTGCCCCTTTGACACACGCTCGGCGACGTATTCAGCGGTCTTGCCAAATACCGCGATATCGATGTAGCATGGGTCATCGACCCATGCATCACCTTTCTTAATCCGGTTGTTGACAGCCAGACCGAGCTTCAAGACCGGATTACCCGATTGTGAATACCTCAGCTCCGGATCTCGCGTTAGGTTACCCCCAAAAGTCACTTGATTGAAGTTAAAGGCCATTATTCACTCCTCAAAATACTTTGGTTTAAGTTTCCTGTGTAGTTGATCACCGAGATTGAAACACCGCGAGCATTCATGCTCCTCTTGTGAAGTTATACCATCCCACCCTCCTATGAAAGAGTACACACATTCCAGCGGAATGTGCGACTTCTGTGCCACTCGAATGGCTGAGGCGTCACGATACTTCAGTGACAGCGGACAGTGATATTGCAATCCACCCTCACTCATATGCCAGACGCCGCAGCACGGTAGTGCATTTTCTGCCTTATATAAGGCTTTCAAATCATCTTCATCAAACTCTACATGTTCCATCCAAATTTCCTCAAAAGTTCAGCTAGAGTTCGTAACTGTATAATTCCTTCTCTCAATTTGTTTAAAATTCTTCCTCCTGCTCAAAATGCTTAGGACGCAATTTCCGGCTCAGCTTCTGGCCAAGCTCATAGCACTGTGGGCATGACAGAATCGTAACTGGTGAGTTGTCCCAGCCTCTCACAAAACTCCAGCTGCAATCCACTGGAATACCGTAGATACGTCGAATCTCTGACGGCTGATTCAGCCCATACATAAGATATAAGGGGCAATGATAAATCAATCCATCTTCGACATCGAAGTGAAACCAAGCGCCCTTGCATGGGCGCACATTGTGGTGTTTGTACAATGAACGGAGCTCCTGAATGGAGCATTCAATATGCTTCATCGTTTAAAGCCTCTTTCTGAAGCCGACGAGCTTCGCGAACATCCGCAACAGTACTATGTAGCGCTTGCGCTGTACAGGAATCACAGAAATATAAGACACCACCACCATCACGGCAGTATCCCACCAAGGGATAACCGCGGCGCTCTGGATGCACCTCACATCGTGGATGGGCTCGGGAATTTTTGTCACGTTTCATAATTTCTCCCAAGTTAATCAGCCATCGATTGGTACGGGATGAAGTATGGCGCGCAGCTTCTTGCCAAGCCGAAAGCACCGCTCACACTCATCGGGAAAGACGATCTTATCCTCGCCATCCCATCCGGAGAGGAAGCCATCGATACAGCAGATCTGAACCTGAAACGCATCGGCAGCCTCACTCTCGGATGTAGCACCGGATACTACATGGAAGGGACACTCATACGTGCACCCTCCAAACCGTTCATCCTCTACGAGATACCACCATCCATAACCTGGAATAGACTTAGCCCGTTTGTATGCCTGTCGTAGGAATTTCACCGTAAGATTAATGTGCTTCATCTTCTTACCCTTCAGTGCGGGCTAAAATTTGAAAGGGCCGCGGTTGCATGGTCCATCATTCTTACTCCTCATCTCCCACGCCATCGATATGGGCCGTCCAGCGAGTAAGCTTCCTCGTTCTGGTCATCCTCGTAAAAAAGCAGCATGCAAATTTACTGGTGATAGATTTGCCGGTGGCCGGGAATAGCTCTTAGTAGGTGCTCTCGGAGCGCAGCAGGACTTTCAACGCGATACCCTAGGCTCCCGCCGGCATCATGGAGCCGTTCATGCACCATGATGCCACCACCTACCCGCATCCATGCAGGAGGGAGACTGACAGCAAAGCATCCCTCGGCCCCACAGGCACTTAGCACCTCATGAAGTACATCCTCATAAGGCGCAAGCGCCTCAGCCTCACGCTTTTCCTGCTGGGCTGCCTCACGGGCCGCACGCTCTCGCTTGAGCGCTCGCCCAACGTACACAGCAGACGAGCGCCCCCAGCGCCCCGCGGTGGCAGGGCGGTAGACAATATCACGAGGCCCAACCTTACGGCCATCGCCATCAAAGATAAGGCGATCTGGCATCCACTCATCCCAGATAGCCTTGAGCCGCTTCACCCAGTAGCTCTGGGATGAAGGATGACGGCTCCAGGTGGTGGTTAAGATTTCCTCGCTTGAGGTGATTACCTTCATATTTTTCTCCTCTATAGCCTCCCATCACTGGATGCGGCAGAGCACGGCCTGGACAATCGCCTCGGGCCGCTTTGGAATTTTCTTAAGGCGCCTGGGTGACCCAACGGGGCGCACAAAGATGCGTCCCTGCTCTGCACGCCCAATCAAAAAGTAGCTCTTACGCAGGTGCCGATAACGGCCGAAAACATATTGCACCTGAATCACTGCTAGGCCACGCCCCTCGTCGTAGCCATAGCAGTTGACGCCGCGCGTGCCTCGATGGTTAATCTCGGCAATAGACTCATAGAGTCCAGCATCTTCGGCCTCCCGCATGAGATCAACAACCCATGCAGGAGGGTTAATAATCTCGCCGTGACACCCCCAGCAAATAATTGGGGGCAGCATCACCGGCACCGTCGCTGGCACAGCATCCCCGGCCTCGATCTCAGCGAGCAGATTGTCGATGCCGGAGAGCCACTCTGAAATCGGCGTATCAGGTGGGTTCTCGATTGCCATCGTGGTCTTCCCTTGTAGCCATGAAACAGGCATGCCTCAGAAATATGATGCCTGGTCGGTCGCATATAGGCGGTCACGAAAGTCATCAAGCGACTCACCATAATTTCCGAGATGAGGCTGTCCTCTCTGGTCAAGAACGACCGGCCGCTTACCTCTGGCCGAATGAATATATGGCTCGGCCGTATCATCGTTGATAGCAACCTGCATGGCACGCTCTAAGGAGCAACCTCGATGGATTATACCACCAACATCATTATAGACCGTATACATGTCTCCACCTCTCAGAGTTCTCGGAAAGAAATAAACTTGAAGGTAGCCTTTTTCTGCCCTCCCCCAAGGTCTTCCACTACTCGCTCTGTAGTGGAAACAACGATTGGAGCTAGAGAGTCATCATCGCCCACGCCACCCCAGGCGCGGGCGAATAAGAGCACGAATGAAATTTCGCCCATCAGATGGATAGCATCGTCTGGGCAATCACAGGGATCTAGCTGGCATGTTGGGGCATGCCGGTATGGATCGGGTAAAAGAGAACGGCATCTATTGACATACTCTTGTGCCAGCTTAGCCACATCTGACCGGCTAGCGGTCGGCGAGATGTATGGAAATTGGACATCCACGATTTCGCCGTAGCGGGAGATAGCAGCCTCCCGCTGCTCGGAAGACCATGTTGCGCTGGGATGATTGGTCAAATTAATAAGCATATTTTCTCCTTCATTCTCACATTGTCGATGCACCCAGGCACATGTTGCATGCCCACCAGCAGTCATCGCAGTGGGCAAGCTGATGCTGTTTGATTGCATCAACGTGATGCCCACATTCATCACAGCGCATCAAACGGGGCGCAGAATAGCGATAGCCCCGTTTGATGGCATATAATTGTGGGAGAAATGGGCGGACGATTATTACTGTTTCGCCCAAACCATTCACTTCATCCACAAATTTAAAATTATACTGATCTAACTCATGGGGACTCTGGATAGGCTTCCAGATAAGCCCGCCAACATTGGGAATACCAAGCCACACTCTATCATGTCGGCGGAAGAAGGCCTCCTCATCTAGATAGATAGTCTTCTTCCCCGAATCGGGTTGACCCCATGGAAAGGGGTCAATACCCCAGAACTTTCCACCTGGCTCTGGGCCTAGCATGCGCCTCTTTGCAGAGCCGCGGAAGAGGCCCAGAACCCTGGTAAATGTATACACTCCTATTCTCCCACAGGTAATCTCATCATGACGTGATTCGTAGTCGTTTCACCTGAGAATGTAAACTCAATGAGGCTCACATCCTGGAGATCTTCCGGGCGGGGCCAGTCCTTAATTGTGCGCGTTGCCTCGGGAAGATCACGCATCATGAGCGCAAATGATAACTGATATCTTTTCCTAACCTCTCTAATCCAAGCCATCGCCCTTTCGGCGTTTTGAAAGAGGAGAGGGTTAGTAAAAGATTGTCCATAATAGCCGTCTATATGCGATTCAGCAACCATCCAAACCTCCATGATACCCTCCATTGTCGACACATTGTCGACGCATTGTTGATGCTTGTTAACGCATTGTTGATGCTTGTTAACGCATTGTCGATGCATTGTCGCATTGTCGATGCATTGTCGCATTGTCGATGCAACTTCTGGGCCATTTTTTTTAAAAAGGCCACGCCCTCCCCTCACTTTGGTCTCATTGAAGAGGGAAGGCGTGGCACAAAAAGTTACAGACGGTACAGCACGAAGATCGGGACTGTCTCAGTCCCGATATCAATCATCTGGTCGTCGATGCTGATGGGACCATCAGCATTCAGCGACCAAACGACACTGTACTCGCCCGCCGAGTATCCCAGTGGCGGCAACGTCCTGCTTTCGCGCCCCCGACCGAACGTCAGGGACACGCCCTCCATCAAGCTAATGGTCTCATTGAAGGCATTCCATGAATGGCGGCTCATTTCCACCTGCCCCCTTCGAATCTCAACACGCTTCGAAGAAAGCAACACTTCAGACGAGCTTATGGCTTCGTCGATCTCATCCTTCAGCCGATAGACTTGCCGATATGATCCTTCTTCGGGAAGCCACCAGCCTACAACGGCACGGGATGTAAAGACCTTGACAATGGGGTTTGAGAAGTCATCCTTCGTGATCAATCCAAGGCCGATAGCCTCATTTATGAAGGAGGACACTAATCCCTTCGGGACCTCTCCCCCAACCCACTCGCACTGGTAAAGCTCATGGGTGGGAGGTTCGGGCATCTCAGCGTCGGAATATGGTTCTGAGATAACTAGACTATACTTCATGTTGTACACCAAGATCATGCCGTTGGGAAGATAGGACGTTGTCCGGCGTGTGATCATCTCCTTTCGACTTACCCGCATCTTGTTCAACCCATGAAGCTCAACTATTAGTGAATGGCGCTGATAGGCACGATTGCCGGACATTGTTAAGCTCTGTTTCGCACGATTGATGGCGTTTAACATTCCAAAATCCATGACTATTCTCCTTTCTTAAGCCTCTTTACGCCCACTTGTCAATGTATAACGTCGTCCTTTCTTCACTGCTTGCAGATATCATCCCATCGCCTTTCGGCACCTCCCGCTGCGGGGCGGGCGGTGCCGGCACGATGATGATTATTGGACGCGGCTGCTCCGGCGGTTGGGCATGCTTCACTAAATAGATCGACGATACTAAAGTGAAGAAGGTTGCTGCAAACCAGATGAAGAGCGATGCTCGAATTAGCATAATAGACTCCTTTCATCACTACTAAAGCGTTTAAACTTCCGGTACACTGGATCAATATCCATGTACCTCCTTTCGAAATCCAAATCCTCTTCAATTTCCCACATGCATTTTCCTCACGATCCCCTCGATTGCCGACTTAATCACATCGGCATGACACGGCAGCGGCGCGCAATGACACACTAGGACTAAAGACCCTTTCCTTTTATACTTCTCGACAAGACACAGCAACTCTTCCTTCACCACTCCGCCTTTCCGCCATTGCTGACGAAGCCATTGTCGATACTTCTCAATGACTTCTTCCCGGCTTCCATCTTGTCCAATCATAAACGGGTTGCCGAGCGGGAATGGCCTTCCTACATATTCACCCGGACCGGTGTAGGTCCGATAATTCTCAACTCTGATCATGCCTTTATCCTCCATCTAGCTACTAGCCTTCTAAACCTCCTAACTCGCCCCCACACAGATACCATTCAATTTAGAGGGCCTATTCTCGATAACGTCAAGCACGCCGATGGGCAAAAAATCGCCGAGCGCAGCGAGGCGATTTTTTGCCCGCAATTTTTATGCCAAGGACGGACACCGAAGACTTCTTTCCCGTCCCTTGACGGTTTTGTTCCGCGAAAAATTAGGACGGGGAAAGATAAACATCTTCCCCGTCCCTTGACGGTTACCTAGACTTCAGGGCCTTATATTCTCCCCATAAGAGGGTCCAACCATCCTGGGTATAGAAGGATGGTTGCTCCCTCTGCAAGAGGAACAAGCGCTTCCCCGCCCTGGCCAAATCGGCGCCATGGAGGGTGCGCAGCTTCTCCAGGGCGCGCCGCAGGCGAGCATGGCGGTGAATGAGATCATGCTGAATGTGCTGCTTCCGGGCCGAATACTCAGCCCAGAACGCCCCGGACTGCACCTTGGACCAACGCTCGGGCTCAGCATATAGACGCTGAGCCAAGCGACCTAGCTCTGCCAAGGTCGTGGCCCGACGGACTTTAGAAATGATAACCTGGATATGAGCGGGCTGGCTTTGCAGCCAGGAATCTGGGTCCCTGTCATCCAGGTCATCCATCAAGTGCCAACCTTCAGAAAGACACGCCCGAAGATCGGCATCGTCCTCTTCCTCTTCCAATTCATCTTCTTCTTCGTCTTCGCCCATCATGCCTACCTGCGGATCGGATACCGCCAGTAACAACTCTTCGCGAATCTCACCAGCTCTTGCCAGCGAGACATTGAGTCTGTGAGCAATCATTGCGGCACTAGGGACCTTCTCCAGTGCCAACAATGCCTTCTCCGCCGTCATGTCATGATACAGATTGGCTACATCGCTCTCGACACGATGCTCAAGCGCATCGTCCGGATCGATCACTGGCAGTTGTTCTACCAACTCAGAAAAGTACTGAATCGCCATATCCGCAGATTGAAACTGCTCTGCAAATTCCAGCACCATGGATTCAGTGGCATCTAAGGCCTGCCACAGACGCGATAGAATTTGGCCTTGGGCCACGGTGCAGCCCAATTTGCGAGCAATAAACTGCGCTGTAAGATAATACGGCATGTCCGAGACTACTTCATGGCGGCCTATCACCCTGCCGCCTTTGAGACGAAGGTCCTCCCAGTCAATCCGTTGCCTCGTCGAAAGCCCGCATGGGGCGGGCTCAAATGAATCAGGGCGATGATGAAAGGCCGGATCAATGGGATAATGTGGATCTAATTCTGTCGCCTCTCCTTCCCGATGCTCTGGGAAGTGATCGGCTAATGGCTCCAATGCATTGCAGTGCTCATGCTCTATGAGCGCCTCGTAAACCCGAAACGTCTTCTCGCCTGTTGCCGTGAAATGATTGAATGCTAAGAAGTCTTGGTACATGGCCTTCTCCCTCCAATTGTCCAACAATTCCCCCAGACAACACAAAGTATTTGCCTAATTTAATTATCGGCATGTCCTCACGATCCTTTAATCTCACACAAACTTTTTTTCGGCTCCCTTGAGCCACTCCCCCAATCCTCACTCTTCCCCCTGCTGACTATCAATTTCTGACCCTCAAAATCTGACCCTCACACGTTGACCCTCAGTTTTAAACCCGCCCCCTCCCCTTAGCTGAGATCTTTACGCGGGTGATGCGGTATGTGTTCCTTCACCACTGACCGCTCGCCGCAACGGGGGAGCCCTCGGCCCCTCCCGACCGTTCCGGTGGAGATTTGTCGAGCGCGTGTCATCCCCTATGCGCGCTCGACAAATACAACCGGATGTCGGGAGGGCTGAGGTCCCTTGCGGCGAGCTTCCCCGCGTATATTCCCCTCAGCTCAGGGAGGGGGCGGGCTCTTTCTTCTCCAAAGTCCCCCAGCGGGGGATTTAGGGGGGATCGTCTCCTGCTTTCGCTTCTTCTCACCCAGCAGTGGAACTTGCCCTGATTTGTTCGGAGGCGTTACGGACACTCGCCCGTAGGGCCGAGACCGCGAAGCGGGCTCGGGCTCTGCCGAGTGGCCGGACCCCGCTCGGGCCAGACCTTCTCCACGGCTCCGCTTGCCACCAGCGCCTATGCCCACCACACACGCCCGAGCGGGGGAACGCCCAAGCCTCGTGCAGAAAAATTAGGGGGTTGGTGAAAACGTGGCTGCAATTAGGCAATCTTCAAATTTTGAGGAATAGACAACTATATCTGAGGGGGGAGGGGGGGTACAAAGATCCCCCCGGGGGAGATATATATATTTAGTTCAGGTTCTCACTCCCCCAGGGGGAGGGAGGTATATAGCGCGGAGCCAAGAAGCAGCCGTGACAACCCGAACAGGCCCAAGAAGCGTGGGTGGCAACCTGAACAGGCCCCAGCAGCAGAGGCCCCTAGGCAGAGCGAGCCATTGGGGGGCGGGGCACCGAGCTGGGCGAGAAGCACTGGGTAGACCCACGGCCCCACCAACCCGCTCCCAGGGGCGGGACGCGCCGTGCAGCGGGAAGCACGGAGTGGACCCACGGCCCAGCCCAACGCCCGCGGAGACCAGCCCGGCGCCTCCACGCCCCGAAGCGAAGGGCGTGACGCTGGCCAGCGCGCAGCGCCTGCCAGCGGCATGCCCGAGCGCCCCGGCGCACCGACACTTCTCACCACCAAACTGCCAGACGCTGGTGAGACCCCCCGGACGCGCCCGTCTGGCTTGGCCTCGATACCCCCGGGGGGTATACGGAACCGGCCAGCCACGCGGCTTGGCCGGCTCTGGCCGCTTGAGCTGGTGTGTTTAGGGTGGGAGTGGGTGGGATGAAACTATGGCCAACTCCCGCCACACTCCCGGGACGCCCAGGTTTGGCGGGGCTTGGCGGTCTCCCACGGCCCCAGGACTCACCCGCCGGATCGGCCCAGCGGCTATCTCGTGCCCGTGCCGCCGCCCCACGCCCGCAGCCCCCAGGGCATGATGCGTGCCGCAGCCGCCAGGCCCGCCCAGGCGCTCGCCCCGCCCCCAACCGCCCACGCGCCCTCGGCGGCCCCCGCGCCCGCCCCCTGCACGCAGCATGCCCGGGGGCGACGCGGCCCCACCGACGCCGGCCCCGCGCGGGCCCGCAACTCTTTCCCCACGTCATCGCCTATGCTGCCTGGCTTTGCCCTAACCGCTGGTCGCTCTAGCCCCACCAGCTGCCTCGTCTAGGGCCTAAAAAGCCTGCAAACCCGCGCCAGATGTGGCCTCGCAGCTCGGCACTTTATTTTTTTTGAAATTGCCCCCTTATAAATCCAGCACTTATGTTATCGGATTACGATATTGTAATTCTGGGCAACAAGGAACACGAAAACTCCCACTTCCGAAACGGGGGTGGCCTATCAAAATGAGAGGCGATTGTGGAGGGTCAGAAAGTGAGGTTCAGAAATAGAGGGTCAAAATTTGACCCTCAAAATGAGGGGCTCATGATGAGGGAGGGGGGAGCTGGTAGGGAGCAAGAGGGAAGAGCAAGAGTGGGAAGCGATAAAGAGTGGAGACAGATTACGTGACCCTATCAGGGGCGGCCAAATGCCAGCCAGAATATTTCCCAACCATCCATCCCCCAATCCATACCCAAAATTTTTTGTATCCCCTGAGCAACCCCCCCGAGATGGTTTATAGGGAGAGGGTCAATTTCTTCCAACCCTAAAAATGGGTCTGGCATCAACTTCCAATTTACCCCTTTTTCCCCTCTCTTTTGCCCGCTATTGAAACTTTTTCTCCTACCCGCTACCAACATATACCCTCTCTCCTTAACTCGCCCTATAAACCAATTCTGAGCGTTTTACGCCCATTTCCGGATTTCATAGGCCTTTGCGGACCTGCTGATGATGGATTTTGGCGAGCGGTGTGGCGCTGGAAAAGAAAGTTCCTTCCCCCCCGCGCCCCCCCTACCTCAAAGAAATTCTAGTGCGTGCGTGCATTCGTGAGAGAGGGGATTTTTTTTAATTTTTTGAAAGACAAAAAGAATTTGCAGCTTAAGCTTTCCGACTTGGTTTTAGCTTGTTTGATTTAAAGTCAGGATGTGTCTAGCTATCTCACAATATAAGCTAATGGGAACGGAGTTTAAAGTCTGTGGTTCTTTAGGTAGTACCACCGTGGTAGAATCATGGAGGGGGTTTGAATCACATCTCTCAAAGCAAACCGTATCTAAGGATAGGTGGGAAGCCTAGAGTCTGTGGCTTTTAAGGTAGTACCACCGTGGTAAGATATTGGAGGGAGGCAGGATTAACATCTCTCAAAGCAAACGGTATCTAGGGTTTAAGCTTTGACCTTTGAGGGGTAAAAGAAAAGACAAAGACTGAATCAGAAGCCGTAAGGACCCTAGATGAGCTACCAGTATAGAGTCGTAGGCTGAATCAGAAGCCAGTAATCTTCAGATGAGCTACCAGTCTAAGGTCTAGAAGTAAAAGCTTCTGGTTTCTTTTCTTCTTAAAAAAAAAAAAAAAAAAGAAAAAAAGCAAGCACTCACTCACTCACTCATATTTTCTTAAAAGGGATAGGGGGTGTGGGGGGAAGGGAATTTTCTTTTGTGGTGTGGCGGTGGTGAGGCAGTTGAATATGCTATATGGTTGGATTTATTGGCGGAAGGTGGAAAGAAGGGTGGGATGGGTTTTGTGGAACAACATATGGAAAAAGATTGGAGGTTCGTCGTGGAAAGACGGGTGTCAGATTTTTTTCATCGCATTCAGAATTCGCTCTTGACCTGTTCCTAGCTTGATGCTATATCATAGGCAGCTGGATGGTTGGTCTTGGTGAAACGTTTTCGCAACAATCTGAAAATTAGGAGAAAGCAGGACGATGCAACAAATCACGGCTTCTGAATTGTCGATTAATGTGAAGAAGTTGCTGGATTCTATTCAGGAGATTGGCAAGCCCATTGTGATTGTCCGGAATTCTAAGGCGATTGCAGCGCTTGTCTCGCTTCGGGATCTTGCCAAGATTGATTCGCGCTATGAGCTTTTCCTTGATGATGATGTTCCTAGCCTCCTCTCTTATCCGGAACAGGCGGCTCGGCATCACCACTTGGCATCACGTCGATTTTCCGATAATGTCCAAAACCTCGTGGATCTCTGGAATAGCTGGGTTCAAGATGAGCGCAAGCGCGTGACCGTGATTAGTCCCGGACGACGGCGGGCGATTCGTCGGGCTCTGAAGCTGATGCCGGAGCGTCGAGACTGGGAGGAGATTCTGCGGAAGATCGAGCAATCCAGCTTTTTAAAGAGCCGCCCTTTTGTCACATTTGACTGGTTAGTCACGGCGCGGGACAAGAATGGCGTGGAGTTCTTTGCCAAAATCAAGGAAGGCCACTATGATGATGGTCAGGAAGGCGATGCCATGATGGAAGCTCCGCGTGATGCGGAAGGTTCGAATCTCTTAGAGGAGGCGTAAGATGGAGTCTAAAGATTTTGACCGATTCTCAAGGGCTTTTCAAGATCTCTTCTTAGCGTTTGAGCGCAAGAAACAATCTGAGCTAGTGAGCCTCTATTTCAAACATCTTTCCCACTATGAGTTGCACGATGTGTTGCAGGCTATCGATGTGGCGGTAGAACGGTGTAACCAGTTCCCTAAAGTTGCTGAGTTGATACGCTTCATCGATGGGGATGGTGAGCAACAAGCCCTCACGGCCTTTGAGACGCTGAAAACGGCATTAGGGTACGGCAAAACGGCCACAATGATCATTGAAGATCCGGTCATGGGCCATGCCTTGGAAGATATGTGGCAAACCTGGCCAAATACTTGTCACAAGTTCTTATCGGTCAATACGGAAGTTGAGGCGTCCGAATTGAAGCGTCTCTTCATCAAATCCTTTCTGCATCACTGGCCGTGGCGGTGGAAATTAGAGCCCGTCCCCATGTGCTTTTACGGCGAGCCCATTAAGGAGCCCGTCTACAACCCAACTCCTAAAGATACCTATGTGATCGATAAGTCCTACAAGATCATGCGGATTGACCGGGAAATGATTCATCCCCCAGAAATTCCCGAGCGCTCGCCAGAACAGCAGCAACGCATCGATGACTTTATTAAAGGCATGATGCAAAGGGCGACACCCAGCTATCTTGCTAAAGGTCAGCCTTCTCAAACCATCTGTCCCAATTAAAGATATGATGGGTCTATTCTGCATGGAGGATATCATGAAGCGTTACGGCCAGATTTTTACAGACCGGATGATTCGCCGCTATGCCATCGAACATCGCATGATCGAGCCCTTTGAAGAGCGTTTGCAACGACAAGGGGTCATCTCCTATGGGCTCTCTTCGATGGGCTACGATATGCGAATTGCCCCAGAATTTAAGATCTTCACGAACATCAATGCGATGGTTGTCGATCCCAAACGATTTGATTCGCGCTCGTTTGTCGATTATGAGGGTGATGTCTGCATCATTCCTCCTAATTCGTTTGTGTTGGGGCGCTCGGTCGAATACTTTCGCATGCCTAATCATGTGCTCGGGATTGTCTTGGGCAAAAGTACGTATGCCCGATGCGGCATCGCGGTGAATATGACGCCGCTTGAGCCGGGATGGGAAGGGCATCTGACGATTGAGATTGCCAACACAACGCCACTACCGGCAAAGATCTATGCTAATGAGGGTGTGGCACAGGTAATCTTCTTAGGCAGCGCTGAAGTGTGTGACGTTTCGTATGCGGATCGGTCGGGGAAATATCAGGCGCAAACGGGCATTACGCTGGCGAAGTTGTGAGATGAGTGCCAGTGGCTGATATGTCCGAGATCCAATGCTGACGAGGACGCCAAGTTGGGCGAATAGCCAGGGTGCTGGTGGGTTCATCGATTGGAATGATGGTTAGGTGCGTGTGCTGTAGGGAAAATTCATTCCATATATAACGAACGGCGTATAGACCTTCATCATCTTCGAAGACTGGCCAGGATTTTCGATCAATCGCATACATGATCTCCCGACCAACTAGGTGAAGGCCTTTAGAGGGTGATTTTGATTTCTTCATAGCGCATGGCTAATGGCTTACTCAAGTTGTCCCATTGCACCATCACGTAGCGCTCATGCTCTGAGATGATAGTGCCGGTCATGCCTAACGTCAGCTTGCCGGGAAATGTCCAGTTAACCAGCATGACTCGCCGTCCGGCGTTCTCATTCATTGTACTCTTCCCTATACCAGCGCAGCAGACCGCGCGCGCTCATGATAGACATGATGGTAGCTAAGACCGCAACGCCCCATAATCGATTCGTGATGCTGATATAGTACCACACTCCTTGATTCACTAAACCAAGAATCCAACCATACCACTTCTTATGCACCAGCAGCTCACACGAGAGAATCGTTAATCCTGCGGCTAACCAATCCATCATGGCTCCAAGAATTCATTTGGTGATGCATGCCACTCAACCCAACGCCGCAGCATGGCTTCAGCATCACCAACACCACCACCGCACATGGCTCCACGGCCACATGTTAAACACTTTGCATCCCAATAGCTGCCGCGGAGCGTGAGAGAGATATGATGAATCTCTCCAGGCTCAACTGGTAGCTTGGGCGATGCTTTGATCTCTCTCACTCTCGCTTTTTTCTTCGCTTTCGCCATAGACTTCTGGAATATCGGTATGCCCAAGGCAGCCGAAAAATCGTGCTCCACCGTTTTCAATGGGCTTCCACCATCCATACCGACAGCTGCATTGGTCGGATGAGTATGGGCGGATTTCCCACCCACATAAGATACGCTGAAAGACCGAATCTGTCCAGCTCATAACTTGTGCTCTTTGACCTTCTTGGGCTCTGACATCGGCTCAAGCATTAGCTTGCCCTGGTAAACAAAACATTCCTTGGAATGCTCTTGGAAGAAGGTAAAAGGCTCAACACGAAATCGGCCGTAGCGATTATACTCGACAATGTGGAATCCATGGGTCCATTGATTGTGAAACAGATACTCTGGATCAAAGGTCTGCATGCAAGAGTTGCCCCAAGCTCCTCTGGACTTCTTATCCATTGCCCGGTCGAGATACTTCGATTCGCGATGGAAGTGCCCAAAAATCACGTTGACGCCGACTTTGAGATAGAGATTTCGTGCAGGATAGACGCTGCCTACAGGGATCTCATTGCCATGCATATGCCAAAGCTCACCGATCTTAAACTGCTCATCATTATCGATATACTCGATATCTAACTCATCCAGATCTAGTAAGCTCCGCAAATGCAATTTTCTCAATCCAGCAAGCTCGGCGGCCCGTGAAAAGAGGAATCGAGTTAGCCGCGTCTCATGATTTCCGCATTTGAAGTAGATTTTCGCGGAAGGAAAGCTCTGTCGTAACCGCCGAAGCTCAGCAATGCCAATGTCAAGATCTTCCTGAAGCCGAATCGCCTTCTCTGGGCTCTTTACGTAAGAGCCAACAGGCAGCATGTCAAAGATATCCCCACCCAAGAAAATGACATCGGGATTGATCTTCTTCAGCAATCGCAATGTCAAATTCCAAGTGGCTTTTTCGTGAACGGGAAAGTGAATGTCTGACAGAAAAGCTTCTATCAATAGCCTTTCCTCTTGCAGACCATGATCGAGTTTTATCAATTTTTATCACATGGAGCCGCGTGTGTCAAGGCTTTCGTCTCCAAAATCCAATTGATTTTTCCCTCGAAAAGAATTGTTGTTTACGATGATGACTATGGATTCCCAAACGATCAAGCCGTCGATCTTCTGGTGCTTCATCAACTGCTTCTTTTTCTTGTGATCTTAATCGACGGATGGATTGAGCTTTCTCTTCGAGACTCCTAAGACTCTCTTGTTCTTCTTTCATATCTTTATCACCAAGAATCACAGCCATTGCTCTTGGTACTTGAACGACAGCGAGAATGACGGCTTCGGCTTTATCCGGTGATTTGCCGGAAGTGGCTAATTTTGATTTGGAGGTGAGGCGCCGGCTCATCCTTCCGTACTGGTAATGCCACTCGTACTCTCTTGAGGCTAACTGAGAGCAGAGTTCATCATCGTATGGCAATATGCCTCCAGCCTCAAGCCACTCCAAAAATTTAAACCACATCCATGTCGCCAGATTATGATACCGCTCTGGCTCTGGTGAAGCATCGTTGGCGCGGACGGGAATGATCTTCTTTTTCAACTCAGGATGATGAGATAGGGGATCGATGACTCCTGCACCAACGGCGACTTCATCGATCTGTGCGCTATCATAATACGGCAGTGCCTCTTCGAGGATCTTTGCACTTGTGGCCGTATCTTGCTTGGAAAATGTTTCAAGCCTGGTTACTGCCTTGCCTTGTAGGAAGGCTAAAACGGTTGAGTCTTGCCCATAACGCGCCACATCCATGCCAATCCGCGACGGCCCTTTCAACATCTCTGCTGTCGGCTGACGTTTCATGGCGGCTTCGATGAGATTGAGCGGAATGATGGTACGATCTGTTGCAGATGTGGGAATTTCTCCCAAGATTTTAGAAACATACTCTGGCGATCCCTTTGGCCATTCTCGCTCACGCTCTTGACGCCATTCCTTAGATTGACGCGGTGTGGGACCAATGGAAAAGGTCTTCCAGGTGGTTCGCAAATGGGTGAAGACTCTGACAAACTCGCCAACGGGAGCGAGAGGCGGAGTGGATACGGCTAGCATGCGATCTTCTGTGCCGGTGAGTGCGCCTCTTGCAGCATCCCAAATCTTGTGCTTAATGCCTTTGGCTTCGTCAAGGATATAAAAGACGCCACCAGGGGCATGGAAGCCTTCAACTTTATCGGGTTCCTCAGCCGCAACGCCCTCAGCAAACCACTCCATCTCTGCGCCTACAATGCCGATTTTGGTCTGATTGCTGGTATAGATATCGCGCAGCAAGGAGCGCTTCCGCCACAAATGCATCTCGGCAAAGATCATGGCTTTGATCTGCTTGCCAAAGGTGGGGGCGATGATGGGGACTTTGGAAAGATATCGAGTTGTGAGAAACCAATATGCAGCAAACACGCAGCAGCTGGTTTTGCCGACACCATGGGCGGATTTTACGGCTACGAGACGATGTTCGAGGAGGGCTTCTAAGACATCGCACTGCCAGGGATCTGGTCCAAGTCTTCCAGTGTAGGCAACCGGTGCAAGAGTGTCGGTAACGAATCGCACAGGATCATCGTAGTAGCGTTTGAAGATTTGCTTAAGCTCGCCATATGCTGCATCTGGAGTTACTTGTTCATCGGTGATAAAGTTCCAGATATCTTTGTGCGTCCTATGTAATCTCGGGATAGGTGGTTCGCGAATAAGACGTGTCTTCGGATTCTCCCGCATCGTCTTCTTCGGAAGCTTCCGAATTTTCGCGGTCAGCTTTTTGTCTGCGCGCTTTGTAGGCATCCCATGATTCCTTGTTGATATGCGAAGTTTCTATTTTCACGAGGGCATTCCGCTCGGCCATCTTCTCTTTACCAATTTCCTTCATGAATGAGATGAAATCTTTCCCGCCACCCTGTTTATTTGTCTTATTGACTTCCTCGGTGGCTTTTCGGATCTTGATTCTGGTCTCGTGAATCATCCGCAATGCGGCAGCCATATCAGCAAAATCTCTGGTTTTGAATGCTGCGTCGATGACAACTTTCTGCTGCCCTTCATCATCGACCTCAAAGAATCCTTCGATATAATTTTCTGCAACTTGCTGCATTTTCAAGCAAAGTATATCAATCTCTCTTGAGATTCGAACGGGATCAGTCGTGATTCTCTGTTCGATCTTCATCTTATACTGCTGATCAGCCTTGATAGAACGCCGCCACCCATCTTCTTTTGCCCATTTTTTGACGAGCATGCGTCCAGTTTTTGCAGGATCATGATGGGCAAAAGCCCTCGCGCAATCTGTCCAATTCGCCCCTTTTAAGAATGCTTCATAAGCGAGGGCCCGATGTTCTAAGCCATACTTGGGAGAAAATTTGGGCGGACGACCCTTTTCTCCTGTTGGTATCCAAACTTCGTCTTCTGGAATATCCATGTTGCAACTCGACTAATTAAATGAACTCTCTACTCTTAGATTTCTGGTCTGATATTCTTCAAGAATAAGTTTGACTTTCTTCAACTCGGTATTTAAATCTATAATTTGCTCTCGTAACTCAAGAATTTCTCTATCTCTTTCCGCAATCTCGCCTCTGAGCATCTCAAGCTCACCTTGGGCACGCTTGAGATCATTGCGAAGCTCATCTCGTATCTCGGCAGCTTGCTTCCAATGCTCAGATGGTGTAGATAGCAATCTATTGATCAATGTGAGACCAATTGATGTAATAATTGCTGAAATTAAAGCTATCATGGCATCTGACATTTTGATGCTTCCGAATTGATTTATGACAAGATGAAATACCTCCCCAATCATTTTATGAAATTCCTTGTTGACAAATAAACATGAAAAATATTGATACTATAGGACATTTAGCTAGATGTGTCCCAAGTGTTTGATGTTTCAAGACAATATACGATTGAATTTCCCGTTGGCTTAAGAATCAAAAATGATCGACCGGCTAATGATCCGGCACCGGTTAGTACGTCTCCATCCGTGACCGTGCTGCTTGGATGACAATACTGCCAAAGGCCCCTCAAGTAACCGCGAATTGATCCTCTCGATCCGCCTACGGCTAATGAGAATGCATAAATGCGGGAGAGATATGTACGATTGTCGGCGGGATTGGGGCGGGAAATGCCAGGGTCTCTCACAGTACCAGCTTTGAGGATTTCCAGGTCACCACCTTGGCCGCCTTCTACTGATCCAGTCTTTGTGTAATCTACAGGGCGTGCCATGTAATGAAAAGATGAGAGACCATCAACTGAGAAGCCTAAGAGATGAGTGTAACGATCAAGCCATTCTCCATCGGCTGGTGTATTCGACATCGAAGCAATTCTTCCAACGATGGAAGATCGACCTAGATCACCACTAACAAAAGAATTAATTTCGCCATACATCCAGCCTGACCAAAATGTCGAGCCATCCGGCTTAGTAAACATATAGATGGTGCGTTCATCGGCTAAGATCTTCCACGGGCGCGCTGTACTATCTGCTGTCGTGGATTTGAGAATGAAGATTCCTTGCAATCGTTGTTGGACTGTTGGAAAAGGCAGGAGACCGTTATCGACATCGCTCATGGTCTCAAATCCGCGTGTAAGTGCTTGGCGCCCATCTCCGGATGAGCCATCATCGTAAACTCTTACATAGTTCTGGAGCCCCAAACCCATGCGATATGCAGCCTTGTTTGTTCCGCTGAAAGCTTTGGTCCACCCCGCAGCAGTTTTTGTTCCGTAGCCGTTGACAAGGCAAGCATCAAGTACAGTAATAAGCGATCCATTTTCTCCTGTGAGTGATGGAGCGCTTGTATCTGTAGACTGGTACAGTCTTACAGTCATGATGAGACTTCCCAATCTGTGATTTCAACGGCGGCAGCGCTGCCAGAAGCGATTTTGCCCGTTGAGTCAAATGCTGCTCGTCCCAATACCAAAACTGTCTGGAACGCCCGATTGGCAAGATTTCCTTGACCTGAAAATATTGCATTGTCTATGAGGATGGTTTGTGCGTACGCTGGATGATGACAGACTTGCATGAGTCCGCGAAGCCGACCGCGAATGACCATGTTTCCAGAGCCATCATCTTCGATTACTCGTAAGCTTGCAAGCTTCCATCGATGACTGGTGGTCGGAGGTTGATCCAAATAACCAATAATCGGTAGGGCCTCGGTCACTTGATTATCGAGGTCTTTTGAAGAAGTGAGACCAGCCTGGATCTTTCCACAAGCTTTTGCTCCAGCACCTCCACCAACAGCTCTAGCGAGGTAGTGGGCTGGTTGGGACAGATTTGAAGGCTTCACGATAGCATAGGCAAATGGCTCATCTCCAGCATAACCGCTCGTATTGGCTTCATTGGGCCTAGCAATGAGAATCGTTCGTCCAGGGTCGTTTGTCTTGAAAGAATAGATCTCACCAAATGCCCAACCAAAATAGGTGCCGGCAATGTCACCAGTTTGTATAAACATATAAAATGTGCGTTCATCCACAAAGACCTTCCATGAGCGAACTGTGGTATCGGCAGTTGCTGACTTACGAACAAATAGTCCATTGGCTTTCTGAGCAACAGTGGGAAATGGATTTGTGCCTGTATCGACATCGGTCATTGACTCGAAACCGCGAACTCTGGCTTCACGTCCTCCATGAGCCCCTGGCCCGGTGTCGTCAACGCGAAGATAGAATTGCTGACCCTGTGGAGCCCGATATACAGCTTTATTCGTGCCAGAAAACGCTTTGGTCCAACCGGCACCACTGACAAGACAAGCATCGAGTATGTCAATAAGGCTTCCAGCTTGTCCGGTGAGGCTATTACTGACACTAAGATTTGTAAAAGCTCTAACCGTCATCAATTCAATTCCCAGGTATTAGAAATCTCTAGAAGATATGATGCATTAAGTCCGATTCCAGCATCTATCAACTGCAATTGTTTCCCGGCAAAATTTCCGGACCCATTAATGACGGCATTACCCACCGCTCCTCTTGGATGTCCCCAGTGATGAAATCCTCGCAGCATTCCTCGTATGACGGGAGAGGTAAGATATGCTAGCGTCATCCTTGACACATAAAAACCACCATCCACAGGATTCGGAGCCGCCAAGATACCAGCATTCGTAGCATTATTCGTTACTATGCTTGAAAGAGATCTATCTCCGTAGATTGACCCTTGTATGCTATTCACAGTACCATCTTCAGAGCGCGCTATATATATTGCTGCATCTGAAGCCCCAGCACCAGGAGTAAAATTTCGACTGAGCGAGAAATCTGAAGCAGCATTACTGCCTTCAGCATTGATGGCGATTAGGACAGATCTCCACTGCGCATCAATTGATGAAAATGAGAAAAATTCCCCAAATGACCAACCAACCCAATCAATTGTTCCTCCAGTTGATACGAACATATACATGGTGTGTTCATCAGCAAGGACGATCCACTGTCTGACCGTTGCATCAGCAGTTGCTGACTTGCGAATAAAAATCCCATTCGCACGCTGAGACGTTGTTGGGTATGGAAATGTTCCTGTGTCCACGTCGGTCATCGATTCAAAAGCTCGAACCCTTGCTTCAGCAGCACCATTTATCCCAGGACCGCTATCATCGATGCGAATATAGTGCTTTGGCCCAGCCCCTGCCCTAAACACGGCTTTGTTTACACCCGTAAAATCTTTGGTCCATAATGCAGGGGCCTGAGCTCCATAGCCATCCACTAAGCAAGCGCTCAGGACATTGATCAGTGAATTGACCTGTCCCGTCAAGGCCGGAGCACCAACATCTGAGCTACGATATAATCTAACGGTCATTGGCTTTCTTCCCTAATTAGTATCCCAAGTATTTGAAATCTCTACAACCCAAAGCGTGACAGACGAAGAATCACCCTTGACAATCATGAATTGTCGCCCGGCAAGTGTTTCTATTCCAGCAAATTGCATGTTATTTACAGCATTGGCGAATGGATGTCCCCAATGCCATAATCCTCTGAGGCGCCCCCTAATTTGGGAATTGGATGATCCAAGTTTGAGTCGAATTGGGGAAACATAAAGAAGTCCGTTAACAGCATTGGGAAATTGAATGCTCCCAGTATATGCACCACCGCTTACTGAGGGGGATGTAATAAGACCTGCATCACCCAATCTTGCATAGGCTGTGCTACTCACATCACCATTGACTGTCCCAGCCACATACGATCCGACAATATTCGAATCTAATGAGCCCAAACCAAATACTCCAAAACCTAGACCATCAACGGTAGACGACAGAGTTGATGAATTTTCAGTGTCCCTGGCAATAATGATGGATCTCATAGGATCTGTTGGAACTAGTGAAAAAAACTCGCCAAAACTCCATCCATATTGTCGATCTGTAGCATCGCCAGTGAGGACCCACATATAAAAAGTTTTATTATCGGCAACAACAAGCCAAGGTCGAGGCGTGCTATCCGAGGTCGCTGATTTGCGGACAAATAAGCCATTTGTTTTCTGTGACACTGTTGGAAACGGTCCCGTTCCCGTATTCACATCGCTCATTGTCACAAAGCCACGGACTCTGGCTTCTATGGGACCGCCAGCCCCAGGGCCGCTATCATCCACGCGGAGATAATGGCCAATAGAGCCTCCCATTTTATAAGCGGCTAAGTTGGTGCCACTGAATGCTTTTGTCCAGCCAGCAGCTGGCTTAGAGCCATAACCATTGACTAAACAGGCATCAAGGACCGCAATGAGCGTTCCCGTTGTTCCACTAAGAACTGGAGCTGAAACATCAGTACTACGATATATTGTAACTCCCATGAAATCCTCTTAAAGTTTATAAAGTAAAAATTGACCAGAACTAACTGCCAATCTCCAAGCAGTCGCGCCACCTGGACTTAGTAGCACGATGAATCCGGCACGGGGGCGTAAATCTCGAAGTGTGAGACCAGTAGCTGTACGTTTTACTACTGCCAACAAGGCTATAGCATCTGGAATAGTTGAGATGGTTGTAGCAACTCTGATTCCCGTCGTCGCGTAAATAAAATTGAGTCTTCCAGTCGTGACTGAACGTATCGTTGCTCCAAATGTTCTCAACACGCCATTCACGGCTGCTGCGCCAGTAGAAATCCTCACCGCTGTCAAACTAACTGCTGTTGGATTAAGCCCGGTCAAAACACCGCATTCTTCAACAGAAAATGGATAGCGCCGCCCAGCTGCACTGAATGCTTGAGCATTGTGCCGTGGAGCAAAACACTTCTCACCAGAAATTAGCCGAATCATGCTGTCGCTCCACCAAAGGACATTTCTAGCTCATCGGCAAAGAGAATATTGGCTCCCTTGGAAGAAATCTGATTAGTCTTTGCGTTCATTTGCTGTGGTGACATCTCCAAGAGAGATTTAACCTTTAATTCAAAAACTCCGCCTATTACTGGAATTAGACCTGTGGATAATACTTTTCTTGTAAAAAACAGCGTCGAAAAATTGGAGAAACCCAATGCTCTAACTGTAGCTCCTGTCGGTACTTTACCAATACCAGACGTTGGCGCTCCAGGTCCCGGTATAATGGGGGCTGGCCCAGGAACTACTGTACCAGGATCTGTGATAATAATCTCCTTGCCCGCTGTGGGAGTCTGGCTTCCAGTGGGTCCGGCTCCGCCACCCCCTCCGCTACCTCCGCCGCCGCCTCCTCCTCCGCCACCTCCTCCGCCGCCTCCAGTGCCACCACCGCCAGGAGGTGCTCCCCCACTGCCAACTACAGCTCCGCTGGGAATATAACCTTGCATGAGAAAATATGATCCCAGCCGAATTCGCAGATCCCGTAATGCAATAATGGCATTTCCAGAAGCTTGAGCCACGGCAAGAATGGCATGAGGCTGGGGGATGGAACTCAGTGATGTTGCGCGCGTAATGGCTCCATTTGGCCTCAATGCAAAGAACGAGAATGTATTATTAGCAGCAGTCACTAAAGCTGCACTATTTTGCTCAACCTTTTTCCCATCAATAAGAGCTATTCCATTTGAAAAACTGATTTGAAGATTCCCTTGTACCAGAGGCTGGAAGCCTTCAAATACTCCACTTCTATTTGTGAAGTCAGGAAATCTTGCCTCCACTTCTTGAGCCTGCTGGTTGTGCCTCGTAAATAGGCACCGCAATGCGGTATTAAATATCCAAAATAGATTCATGGCGTGGATGTGGCTCCAAAGCTACCAGCCGAACTTGCTGTAAGTCGCCAAACTTTGCCACTTTGCGAAAGTAACCAGTAATCTCCAATGCGATACCGCAGATCCCTTAAATAGGTAATAACGGGACCAATGGCCTTGACGCTAGCAACTGCTACAAATGCAGAAGGGAAATTGATTCCTGTTACCGCTTGCAGCCCGCTAGGGACGGCAATAATGAATGAGAATCCTTGCGGAACTGTCAAGCTCATTGCTCCCAGAGAATACAGCTTAAGGCCAATGAGTGCTTTTCCCGGTGATGTCAGAACTTTCAATCCCTGTGATGATGGGCTCAATCCTGTAAATATTCCGCTGGTATTGCGAAATAATGGAAGCCGGATAAATGGCTCAAGATCCTGCTGGTTATGTAGATCAAATCCACATCGATCTGTTTTGATAAAGAAAGGCATTTAAATTGCCTCGGCTTCAAAATCGACTGTTCCCGCTAGAGGATCTAATCGAGTCTGAAAGATTCTTGCAATCCGAGAGGTTGGCTCGGCTAATGATCGAACTCGAACAAATGTTCCAAGCTCTTGACCATATCCAATCCAAGGCGAACGCCATGAGATCATATCGCGGCTGCCAGAATATTCATCCAAGTACTTGGCTGCAATACTCTTGGCATAACTATATTTAATATGCTTTGCTGTGGCTAATGATACATTTTTAATATCCCGCAGACCACGTGAATCCATGGTTGAGACAATTGATGGATTCAGGGTTGCGACAAAGTTTGCCTTAGAATTGATGGCAGCTTTTAACTTCGTCAAGGTTTGCGCCGTAGCACCCTCAAGATTCAGCTCAAACGATTCATTAGGGTTACCGCTTGTCACCCTGATCAAATAACTCGGGGATGTTCCCTCTCCAATGATTGACATCGTGGCTTGTGCTGCTCCTTGGTATGTAATATGCAAACACGTCACATCTCCCGGAATCCATCGGCCAATAATTTTGTAAACTTGTGGCCTTTGTAGTTTTAACAGGGTTTCTGCTTCTGGATTGACAATCTGAACACCCCCGGCATATGTTCCCGAAGCCATTGCATAATCATAGTCTATTTCAATCCTTGTAATGATTCTATCAAGCTGTGGTCTTTTCTTGTAAGTCCCACGAATGATTTTTGAGTCTTTCCCGGTGCTGTAATAACGATTTGAGATGGTAATAGCCGTGGGCGTTTGAGCTCCCAAGACCCTGATCTTACCGGATGTATTGGATTGAAAGAAGTATAGCATCATATTCTGTGCTAGACCATCTCGACTAAAACTCCCCCCAAGGAGATGTAAGGCATTTTGCCTCTGAACGATAGCTCTGGCTACGCGATATCCCTGAAGTAGTGTTCTAGCCTGGTCTAGCGATTGAAAATCGATCATGGCTGGATCAATGCCCAGGATTTTGAGAAGTGTGAAGCGGTACACATCGGATGGATTCTCTATGAGTGCACTTGGCGTGCCAGTGTACGTTCCCACTGGATCATCTTTATAACCCCGAGCATCAATGCTGATCATCTCTGGCCTTGATGGCACACCCCACGTGATTAAGAGATTAGAAGCCGGATCATATGACCAATTACGTCCAGTCACAGTTGACTGCTGTTGGATTCCAGGGCCCCAAATGCCAACGACGAATGATGCAACTGAAGGAACCGGTAAGCCTCGATAGTAGAGAGTTGAAATTCCGCCTGCTTTCCCATATGCCGGATCATTGATGTACCAGCGCATTTGTCCAGCTGTGTATTGGGTTGCGCCAATAGTCACTGTAACTCTATTGATGGCACCAATGGGGGCTGGGAAATATCTTCGTGCTCGGCCAAATACAATGGGTACTGGTCTGGAAAATGCTTTCTGGAAATAAGAAGTTGGAAGAGAAGTCGTATTTGCTGGAAGATCAAACATGCCAATTGACAGGGCATCTTGAACTTGAATCCTATAATTCAGATCATCTATGCTCTCATCATTAATCCAGCCCTGAAATAACGTCTGGTCTTCGCTAACTGGCAAATGCTCGAAATTAGTGAAAAATCTAATGCGCCTGTTCAATACCTCACCGGCATCACGCAAGGTATAGAAACTGCCGTCTGAATTATCAAATCTGGCCTGTGTATAAGCGACATGGATTTTTGACTGAATGGGGCTCAATTTCTGCACAATCGGATCAACGTCAAGAAGCTTTTCTAGAAACACTCGTTGTTGTGGAATTGGATTTGGAATCGCATAAAATCCTGCGCGTAACAATCTGAAATCAGCATCAAAGTCACCATTTGGTTTAATAGAAAAAAACTTAACGGCTAGCCGATCTATTTTGGGGACGTTAACAATTGTGATTTTCTTGTCCAGCCAGGTATTAGCAGTAGCAACCGGGAGTACAAATTTATTAGCAAATGGATCAACCTGACCAAAACTGAATGTGACATTTTGAGGAGCAACACTGCTCCGAACTTGTAAGAACAAATAATTAAAATTTGAGATATTGACCGGCGAACTGACTTCAAGATCTGCCCCGCCAATTTCCATCAATGATGTCTGATCCATAATATAAGAATCATCCATCAAATGCCCAAATGAGCTGGCATGCTCTGTTTCAATCATGAGATCGGGAATTAGCTGCTCAGTCCGGATTTGGAAATGATTGGCGAAATGACTCTTTGAGACGGCAAAACATTTATCGAAAAAGAAGAATGCTGTGCCCTTGCCAGCACTGGGCTTTCCATAGATCTCTAGCTGGATGCGAGAGATGGCATCTCGGTCATTCGTCAGAATGTGACTAATGCTAATCTCTCGCTCTACATAAGCGTTAACGGTTGCCACGGCCGCTATGTCAAGTAAATTTTCACCAGCGCTGGCTTCTCCAATCCCCAATCGCATCGGCAAACCAGTCTTATCGCAGCGCACGAAAAGCCGGATAGTCTCCGTATTTGCCAGATTAATCGTTGGCTGAAAATCATCGGAAATCACCGAGAGCGGATCGCCAGTGCGCACCTTTACGCGCATGGCAGAGAATCCCTCAAGCCGCGGTGTGCTGACCATGCTGATTTGCGGGCTGCCATAGCCACTACCAGCGCCCACAACTCGCCAAGGTGTCTCAAACCTGTTTACAGTTACCCTGGAGACACTGGTATCAATGTCCACAAAAGTGACGAGTCGATGAGGATTAGGATTTTTAACTTCGTCGAAGAAGCCCACGATTACGTCCTAAACGGCAATTCGTCGGTGCTGCCTTTGGCTAACCGATCAACACCGGAATCATAAATAATAATCATACGACGAGAGAGATCTAGTAAAATTGGGACAAGATTGGCTGCAACCCATTCCGGTTTCAAGATCAAGTTGAGAACATCTTGTGCGCTCAATATGGATGATGTTGCCTGACTTAACACTTGAGTTGGTGTTGGAAGAAGTGGCGGTCTGAATGGAAACTCAGCCACATCACAGCTCCTCATCAAGGGTGATAGAAAGATTTACTTTATTGGTCTGCACATTACGTTCAGTTAGTGCCTCTTTGATCGTGCAGAAAAAAGATGAAGAAGGCACAGCGGGATTGACCGTAAAATAAAATGGATGCTCTCGACCTCGATCACTGAAAATCCTTTGCCAAATAGCCCAATCTCCATCTTGATCGATGTTTCTAAATGAATATGTTCTGGAACGCCTCTGAAATCCTGTTAAACGCCAACGTTGGCCGCCGTCAGTCTCGTGTTGTCGTCTGTCTGAAAAGATGCTTTCCGAATTATCGTCATGCCACTTACTGAAATCTAGAACATTCCCAAGCCACAGTTCACCAATTTGAAAGAATCCAGACGGCTGAAGAGCCTCTTGCATAACAAACCGCCAGTAGCGAGCTGTGATGGTTGGAAAGAAACTTACCCACTGTCCTGGTGTCTTTGTGCTAAGCAAGTTGGTAATCTCAACAAGAGCAATCTGTGTGATACCATGGAAGAGTCTATATGTGCCAGCCCCAAAGTTATGATTCTTTACAGCAAAGGCACGAATATCTTTGCTTGCTCCAAGATCGATATCAATCTGGACATATGGAGCATTTGCCTCTGGTGTATCAAGGGCCTTTGAGCGCCAGACAGTCTTGGGTGATTCATCAATCATGAATGAGAGCGGAAATCCTGGGCGAATGGAAATTGATGCTAATTGATTTGGATCAGTGATTTCATTTTTGAAGAAAATGCGCGGACCATTGAATTGAGTGGCGGTAGCCCCAGAAAGCACATTGGTCGGTTTCTCAATGACAACAATTCGACCCTGAAACATATGACAGAGTGCACCATGAATCGATCCGTAATCGATAGATGAGATCTGGAGCCCTTGATGTTCCCCACTTCCTAATGATTCAACTGTTTCATTCAGTGTTCGATTTGTCTTGAGACGAAACCGTTTGGACACGCGCTCAACGATATTCTGAAATTCTTGTTCTGAGGCGCTGGCATCTTTTGCTGATAAAAATCCCCTCACAACAATGTTGTGGGATCTCTGAAACTGAAATTCATTTGGCCAACGCTCTTCACCACTGGAACGATAGATATCCCAAAAATTGATCCGATTTCCTGTAACGACCACGCTTTGAAAATCTTTATCTTGAGGAACCCATCTGCGAAATGTATATACCTTTCCTACTCCGGTCACACCGGCAATAATGCTTTTAATTTTCTCTAATATCCCAGTAACATTCATAGGCCCAGTCGCTCTGCTAATTTCTTTTGACTAATGCAATTGAGTGGCACGAACGTTTCAACATCATGAAGTTGTGCAATTTTCTTATTGAGCTGCTTGAGCATGGCGATATAATTTCGAAGTATCTCAACGCCCTGAACAATCTCGGGTGACGGCCGATATCGCGCGGCTTGTTCTGCATGATGCAGCGCTTCTTCATAGAAACCAAGCCTATCCAAAATCATGGCCAGGCGCCAATGGGGAAACCAGGTGAAAAGATGTCCCTGGAGAAAAAGACCATTGACTTGAGGCATGCATGAGGCAGCGATGCGCAACCAATGGATGCATTCCAGCGTATTGCCACGTGCAAGTGCACAATCAGAAAGCACGACATAGGCTTCAGCTCTTGACCACTGGTTTTGTTCACTGAGCGCCAGTCTCGCCTGATTTTCGGCTTCATCGATCTTATTTTTCAGGAGATATAGTCCCGCCAAATGCAATCGAGTCTGGTAACGCTCATCTGACCAAGTGGATTTCTCCAGATATTCGAGATAGGCTTTCTCGGCTCCTTCATGGTCGCCACCATCCATCAAGGTATTGCCGAGATAGAAGAGACCTCTAGCACCATCTTGCCCTTCAATATCACCTTGTTTTTTTAGATTGGGCACGTTCATCTCTAGGCGTTGCTTTTCCCGTTCTGCTCGCTTCTTGGGCTTCTGAGAATGTAAGACGATGCACTCACGGGCGAGGATCTGTTCATCTCCACTCACGGTGATAGCATTGTGGCTTGCGAACTGAAATCGCACGTCTGGGAGATTGCGCACGAGGTGCACTCTTGGATAGAAGAGTGTAGGAATACCGTATGGATCTGGATCAAGGTACACGTAAAAATTGATGGCCTTACTCTTGACTTGATCCACGGGAAGGCTGGTAAGCTCCTTGATAATCTCTCGACTATCCGGGATGCCATTATCGGGATCTCCCGGAGATAAGAGATCATCACCATCGAGAATGAGTAGCCATGGCTTATTGGGAAACTTTTGCAGAGCTAAATCCAAATAGAGATTTCTGGCATAGCTGAAGTCATTCTTCCAGGTGAAATCATAGAAAACTTGTTGAATATGATCTTTGTCCTTGAAATACTCTAACACCAACTCCTTCGTATTATCCTCGGTCTTGTCGTCAAAGCCCCAGACGACGGCACTATATAGACCCTCACAGGACTTAAGCATTGCCAAAACATTCTCAGACTCATTTTTCGTCATGACCACAAGACAAACATGCTCACTTGCCATGCGACAATCTCCCTAGAAAAGACTTAACGATCTTTTCTCCAGCATGTCCGTTACCATAAGGATTCTTGACTCGTTCAATCCATTTATGCCATTCTTCTGCATATTGAATGGCACCAATCAAGAATCTGTAAACTTCATCGGCATCTAGTCCCGTTAACCATGAGCACTGATGCAAAATAGCTTCCTGTCTATCGGTAGCCTTCCTGATCTGAAGCGTTGGCGTGCCTAATGTAATGGCTTCTTCAACAACGCCACCACTGTCTGTGAGGATGAGGTCGGCATCTCTCATAAGACGAATAAACTGTAAGTAATTTTGAGGCTCTATGATCAGAAAGGTATCATTATCTTTCCATTTCATAGCCTCTGCTTGAATCTTGGGATTGGGATGCGCCGGCCAAATTACCATATAGTCATGATCTTTGGCAGCCAGGAATATCTTCTCCATGATTTCACTTAATGCATTTGCCGATAATTCACGACGATGTAGATCTATGAGCAGATACTTAGAGGCATAGGTAATTTCATTTTGCGGAAGAAGCTTTAGTCCCTCCATCAAAGCATCTATGACTGTGTTTCCGGTTATAACAGAAGATGCATGCGAATTAATAAGCCGGCAATTTCTCTCGGCTAATGCCGTTGGAGGAAATAGCCAAGTGCTTAAAGCATCTATCGTAATTCTATTAAATTCTTCGGGGTATGGGTTTTCTAGATCAAATGATCTCAGTCCCGACTCAATATGAGCTACAGGAATATTTAAATGAAACGCTGCTTGCGCTGCGGCCAAAGCACTTGTTGTGTCACCATTGACAAATACAGCTTTGGGACAATGTTCTTTCAAATACTTAAAAGATTTATTATAGATCTGTCCATAAAGGTCAGCCAAATCATAATGTGGCTGTTCTGTTATCAACCAATGATCGACTGGCATCAAGAATATTTCCTGGTGCTGCTTGAGAATGTCATGATGTTGTCCAGTGGCCACAACTGTTGGAAATATTCCGTGCTGCGTAAAAGCCTTATAGACAGACCATGATTTGATATATCCCGGCCTAGCGCCGACAAATATGACAATTTCCATCGCATCCCTCATAACCCAGAGTACCAAAGTTAGGGAATTGATGCTATTCCCAAGGTAGTTGCCATGAGCCACTTGAACTCAATTCAGCTGAGTATTCTGCATGTCCGTCAATACTATCTAAGATTGGATCAAGCTCACTCTTAAAAATGCCAACGGCATCCTGATAAGCATCTGTAAAAGTAAAGTGCGGTTTCAGACCGCGTTCAGCAATTCTCTTCTGAATACGTTCGGCAACCTCTTGCACGGTTAATCCTTTGCCTATGGGCATATTAACAGCTTGCATCCAGCGCAAGATTGCCCGAGTCGGCACAACATGTGGCCCGGCTCCAAACTCAATGGCATCGGCTGCTGGGTGAACTGAGTACACTCGGCCTACGATGCGATATGGATGACCAAATTCGTGAACGGTACAGTCGATAGATTTGAGAAAATCTCCAGTAGCCTTCGGCGCCCGTTTCTTAACATTTGCCTCTAGTTGATCGCAGGCACGCTGGACTGCGGCTCGGAAGCGAGCTAAGAGCCGCGGATTTTCGAAGAGCTTTCGTTCGGTCTCTTCATCAAGCTGACACGTCACTTCGATCAGCATCGCGAAAGCCCATTAATCATTTTTAGCAAGTGATCGCAGCGCTGCACATACGAGGCATTTTCATGCAGCCAATGCATGGCTTTCTCGCCTTCATCAACGAGCTTACTTAATTTTCCCTCGATGGATTTCCAAAGCTCCAGCAGCTCATGCTTGCCTTCAGCAAACATCAGGGCTTTCGGAATGCCATAGAAAAGATCAGGCATGGAGATCGGCTCTGAAATCACAGGTACACCGCAGCCAAGACTTTCGTACAGACGACACTCAGTATTGAGCGTATCGCTGTAGTGCAAATTAAGCATGCAATGACACTGATTGATAAATTCTACTAGCTTCTCTCCATAGAATCCATCTTCTGGCTTCTTCCATTCAATCTCTACACCATGAAATCTTAAGTAGTTAATAATATCCGTCCGTCTCGATGAAGGATAACCATAAAACCCAAGAGGATATCGCTTGGCGATTTCTTTCCGTTTCCGATGTAGTTCTGGAGCAACGCCATTGGCCGGAGCCCAATAAACAGGACGACCCTTGCTGAGCTTTCTAATCCCTTCAAGACAGCAGTTGCAGTTATGGAAAATGGCATCAAAGCTTGGGGCAATAGGAGCTAGTTGGGACATCTTGAACAGGACGACTTCATCATGAGGATTTGCTAAAGGAGACATGACCTCGGCATGCCAGAGAATCCATGGCTTTCCTGTGATTCGCCGCCCGCCCTCGATAAGCGCTGGTTTCAAACCATAACCCTGTAAGACAATCGTAAGAGAGCCAACGGCAATATTTCTAATAATGGCATATGAGGCATTGATATCAAAGCAATTCACCTGATGCTCTAGCTTTTCAAGAGCATCCTTAACAAACCATTCAACGCCCCAAGGATTCTGCTTAAACTTCCCAATCACGTTGATCAACATAGTCAACATCTCCAACTAGGGGATCGATAATATATTCGTGATAGATTAAGCGCGTCTGTGACTTTCTCTCCATTAAACGCTGTTCGATTTCTTTTAATTCCGCCTCGCTAAAGTCGCTTTTCCGACGATGCAGCTCTAGCTGGCGCAATTTTCCTGGATTGGCAACATGTTTTCGTTGCTTGATCTTCCTTCGCAAATCCAAAACGATATCGTTATAATCCTCCATCGTTTCGCGAAGAAAGGTCCTCATTGTATGTGTGCCAACGCGGAAAAATGTTGCCAGCTGTAAGATTGTCATTTGATGGTGACGGAATTTATGATGAATCATTCCCTGATGCTGTAAGAGCTTTGGGCTTATCATGACTGAAGCCCCAATCTATCAAGGCTGCGCTGAATCTGCTTACAGAACTTCTCCCAGTCAAATAAACTAACAGCGCGATTCCTGTTGAATGCACCGTAGCCCCGCCACAACACTCCTACAGAAACGCATGATTGCATGGCTTCCGCAAGATCGGAGATATCGACCTCGCATTCCGGGAACGTAAGCCCATCATATCGTTGATGAATGCTAGATACTTTGGCCCTCAATTCTGGCTGAACGATAAACTCGCTCATGGGCTGTGCATCGGTAGTGATGACAGCCCGCCCCTGCCACATTGCCTCAGGAATTGTCAAGCCAAGACCTTCTAATCTGGACGGCTGCACAACGACTTTCCCACGATGATATAAACCCGGCGGAGGCACTGTTGCCGTGAGCCATTGCAGATTTCCGGCCTCTTGGTATTTGTGAACAATGGCTTGCAGATCATCTGGGAGAATTGAAGGCGGCACCTGCGCATGGATTAAGGCCGTATACCGATTTTGCTGATTGATAAGATCAAAAGCTTTAAGAAAGAAATCACATCCCTTGCGGAGATTGATGCCTAACCAACCTTGGTTGGTAAAGAAATCATAATCTGGTTCTATTGTGCCTTGATACGGTTGATGTTTGGCATTAATCCCCCACCAGATGCCAAAGCTTTTTTCGCGCAAACCAAAATCTTCAAGCTGTTTTAAGGTTCTATATGTAGCGCTCCACAGTAGATGATAATGCTTCTTGAGCGGTTCTCTCCAATCGCTGTGGAGAAAATCTACATAGTGAATGGTTTTAATGCCGCTTGCTTCAAGGATAGCTGGTAATGAAAAATCATACTCTTCATTGAAGACTACGGCATCAAGCTTATTCTTGCGTGACCATAATTCTAAGACTTTAGCTGGAATCTGATACTTGGGCCAAGTCGTCAAATTTTTCACAGCGAAATATGGATCAGCACTTTCACATTTCTCTTGACCATACACTTGCCCCATCCGTGCAAAAATGAATACCTCATGTCCATTATCTTCTAAGGCTCGACGAATTGTCTGGGTTACTTCCGTCTGACCACGATGAAACCAAATGCTGACCATCCCAATTCGCGCCATGCTACCTCCATCGTCTCGGATGATAGAAGAATTGTTCGCCCCACTGAAAATCACGATCAATGTCCACCGTAATCGATGCTGGTCTGGCAAATCCACGCTCATCGATTTTAAAGAAATTCATATAATAGTTCAAATACACTCTCGATATTTGCAAATAATTAGGGAGTTTGGATTGATAGTTGACCGAGTCAGCATTAATCAAACTATCTCCACTTTGTGAATAAAAAGCCGCTAACTGCTGACAAGCAATACTGGCCGCAAGATTTGCTACAGCTACAATATGATTATCTGGAATGGTATTCTGATTAGCGGTGATGCCTAATTTGTGCGGTGCCGTGAAAATCACGCCAAATGGCGATGTGGCTCCGGGAATAAATGTTTTAAAAAGAATGCGAAATGGCGTTGAGGCTGTTGCCGCTCTGATAACTTCGAAGTCTTCTTCTTCAAGATAAATAGGCGGACGCTGATTAATCGGAAATTCGATTTTCAAGATCTGACTGATTGTATCAGACCAACCGGTTGGCGTTCTCGACGTTTTATTCGATACACCAGTCACGATCTGATATTTTACAGCTGGCACATTCATAGAGTGCAATTCAACGGCATTTTGAATGGCCAGATTGCGAGCAGTAATATCTAGCTTGCCGGCTTGGTCTTGAATAAGCCCACTAACGATGGACCTGACATCGTTGATCGTTTTAGTTGGCATGGCTCAGTCCTTCGAATAACAAATAATATTCTTGTGAAGAAAATTCCCGCCTTTTCGTCCATACCAAACGACCAGCCGAGCATATTCTTCCAAATCTTTATAAGATCTGGCGGAAATAATGATGAGCGATTCAGGCTTGATGATTGGTTTCATCGACTTATCATCTAAGATCTTTGAGAAGTATTCATGATAGTTGATTTCCATGTCAAGTGATCTTTGCCCATCATCATCTGGCCTAATAAGAAGATTTTTCTGATAATCAATAAGATTCACGACTATACTTGAGATATATTGGCTAGAGCACTGGCGAAGAAGATTCACAAAGAAGACGGCAATCTCTTTGTACGTATTCTGATAATCAGTCACTAATCTCAGAAATGTCAGTTCTTCAGTCGGCCAGATGATATTTCCAAACCGATAATCAATTTGACCCCAATCACCTCCACGCATTCCACTCTCGCAAATCGATAACACATTGCGATACTCATCGCCAAGATTGGAATTTGGGGTCGCTTGCATCCACTCTAGCAGGGCGTTATAGAATGTGGAATAAGCCATGCCTAGCTCATGACGACAGAATATGGCGAGATAGCGTGTCAGACCTAGCGCGTGAAATGCCTGCACAGCCCACGAAAACATGTATGTGTCTCGCCAAATATTCGTTGGCATGCTGGAGGTGCCAATGACAATCTCGTTGTATTCTTGGTGGGGATCGTTGATAGGAGTGCTGTGCTGCAGAAGTAGAGGTGAACGGACAGTAATTATACCGTGAATTTTACGGTACTCTGGATCATCGAATTCAGTTTGGGGTAAAACTTGACAAAGATAAATATTAAGCCCATCATGCTTGCCAGCATCAAGAATGCTGTTTATCCCGGCCTCAAATGATTGTCTTGTTTCTCCCGGTAACCCTATAATGAGTTCAGTATACGTAGCAATGCCGTGATCTCTGTAACGCTTAAGAAATTCGGCGAAATTATCAATCTTAATATTCTTTCGTTTGATGATATCTAGGGTGTGGGGGTCAACGCTCTGAAAACTCAGTGTGGCGCCTTTGGACATGCCGGCTTCGTGCAGGATTTTAGAGATTTCAAAGACTTGATCATTGCTATTTTTGGCGGTGCAAGCCCGAAACTCCTTAGGATAGCCATAAAGTTGTTTGGTAAAAGCTAGGATATTGGCGATATCAACGTCGCGTTTGATAATCCCAAAATTGGCATCGCATGAATACAGGTATCGAATATGCTGCTGCCCCATCCACTCAATTTCGCGATAAATGCGCTCTAAGGGAAACTGGAAAAACTTTGCAAGTGATTCTGGACCCCATGCACAAAATGAGCACATGTACGGACAACCACGATTGCTTTCGAGACTGGCTTGCCAGTCTATGCGAGTTTCAGCACCCGTTTCCTCGTCATAGGCGCGATGAGCGAGGAGGGAATCGAAGCATCCTGTGAGATAGGGGGAGGGGAGCTGGGAAAGATCTCGGATGCGCTGAGGTTCTCCTGTAAAATAGGTGCCTCTGTCGGTTCGAATAGCCAATCCTGTAATCGTTCGTAACTTCTCAAAGATTCCTGATTTAATCTCGATTCCTCTGCCTCTGTGAAATCCTGATACTGCTCGTAGGATTTCTGCAAAAGCAAGCTCCCCTTCACCATAGACCGCGATGTCCGCCGACGGGAACTCATCAAATACTCCACCATGGGCCAAAGCTTCTGAAGCTTCGCCTTTGATTGATAATTGGCATGAGGGCGGAAGGCTTGGAAGCTGTGGACCACCAATAATTACGAGACAATTGGGCCACTGCTCTTTGACAGCAGTGCCGAGTGCTTTGGAATACTCCCAATTCCAGAGATAGCATGAGATTGCCAAGATGTCGATGTCCCCGGAAGTCTCGATTCGCTTAATGATATCGTCAAGGGGCTCCCTTCTGAAGATGTAGCCCTTGAATATGCATTGAGCAAGGTCTTCCTGGGCCCGAGCATATGCCTCTAGGCAACCTACGGAGTAGGGAAGAAAAAGGCTATGGCCATAAGCATTATTTACTTGAGCCAGCCAAATATTAATCATTGGAAATCGCTCTCAAGACATCGTCGAGGAATGTATCCAAGCTCAGCACGATTTGAATGCAAGCTCCTAAGCGCTTGGCATCAATCTCATTGTAAGGACGATGGAGCAAATATGACCGAGTCCTTGGACTGGCCATGGCAATCATAATGGCATTGGGCGCATGATCTTCGATTGAGAAATCAGCTCCAATGGCCTCAGCTACAAGGTCTTTACGCGCGCTGACGATGACCGTCGCCCTGAATCGAAGATGCCGCTCAAGCCATACCTCGGTCACACGTTTAGATCCGGGCCCACGATTGGTCACAAAGTAGGTGCTGGCTAAAGACTGAATGTGATTGATCTTCACGGCCTGCTCTGGCGTGAAGAGTGGGACAGCAGCGTCCAAGACATCGGGCTTTTCCCAGACATAATTGAAAATCTTTGGAGCATCATCCCCTAATCGCTCATGCATGGTAAACCATCCAGGGGATTCTAGGGGATGCATCGGTAGCATATAATTATTGACTTTCTCCGCAGCTAGCTCTGCATAGACCGAATTGCAATTGGCCAGAACGCCATCGACATCAAACATGACCACCTTTTTGCTTGCCATCTAAAATCCCTCTTAAGTACTCAGCTGCGTTGATGTTGAAAAAGACGGCTGCGGCATGATCCTCATCTGTGAAGCCGTAAAACCACTGAACAAAATGCCGAACAGCCGATTCCCGGAAACGATCATACTCTTCTTTTCCCGTAGCCAGGAGCCAATTCCTCTTGGTATACTTCTTTGCACCTTTTGTCAAATGCTCGGCCCAACGCAAAAACATCGGTCCATCAAGGACAAGACTATAATCGACCTTGTCATCCGCTGTATCTCTGACCATCCCGCTTTTATACTGCTGACGTTTTCCCGAATCCTTTATAATAAACCCTTGATCAATAGGCGGCTCAAGAAGTTCATAAGGCATATTAGATCTCCTCCGCTGGGAATTCCCCCCATCCATTCGGATTCCTTACAAGATCCTCTGGCGTCCCATTGTATTTCATATCTGGGCCGGGCCAAGTCTTGCTCTTTTGGGCTAAGGGACATGGGCAATCGGGCCCGCATAGAGGATCTTCTTGCTCATGCCATTGATGAGCGGCCCAAATATCTTCGGCATTAAATGTCTCAACGCCAATAGCCCATAACCGCACAACCATGTCAGAATCATCGGGGAATATGTCATCATAGCTTTCATCATAACCATGAAGCTGCTCAAACCACTTTTTATGAAGAGAGGCACAATAAGGCACTGACCATACACGGCTATGATGAAACTCGCCAATGAAAAGAGATTCTAATTGCCTAAAGTCATTTTGCCAGTCTACAGTATTCAGCAGGGACTGAGCAAATGGTGAGTGCACGCGATAGCATCGTCCAAATACATAGAGATGGTCAAATCCCATACTCTGATAAGCATGATGCAATGCTAAAGCATCTTTGGCCATGATAATATCCGGCCCAACTTGAACGATAATATCAGCCTTAGCCTTGCGTATTCCAACATTATGCGGAACACTGGCTGTAGAACGACCTGGGCGATCAAGATATATGTATCGAATTTTATAATCAAAAACCCGACGAGCTTCTCGTACAACTGGGAGTGTTTGATCTGTGCTCCCATCATCAATGATGAGGACTTCGAAACGATCATGAGGAAATGATTGATTCCCCAGGCTAATGAAATAATTCACCAAGTGCTCAGCTTTGTTGTAGCATGGAGTCACAATGCTCAAGTCAGGCTTCATGATAAACTTGCCTCATCCATTCTATGGTTCTTGTTAATCCTTCATCGATATCAACAGTAATCTTGTGATCGAGATCTTCACTGGCTCTGACGGTGTCAACAATTTTCTGTTTAGTCGTGAGTAATTCCTGATTCTGAAAATGTGCAAGATTTTCATGCCTGCCTGTTAACCGCAGGATCTTATCAGACAATTCCTCAATGCTGTATAGTTTCGTACTCCCTATGTTATAAACCTCACCAGGCTTGAAATGATCAGTGATATTTGCCAGGGTGTTTACGGCATCATCAATATAAATGAAAGAGCGCTTGTGATTTCGGTAGACAACATAAGGCCTGCCATGGATTGCATAGTAGCAAAACCTGGCAATTACTGATCGAAAAGGCGTGAAATATTCGCCGGGCCCATAGGTATTAAAGAGCCTAACCCTAACGATTTCGTTTCCCCATGCCTCGGTTTCGTTCATAATCATCATTTCCGAGACCCATTTTGTCATGGCATAATCGTTCAGCAGTCTTATGGGGTACTTGACTGGAACATCTTCGTGCATCACGCCGTCGTAGTCACCATAAATCTCTGAGCTAGAGAAAAATACCATTCTGAAGCCAAGCTCACGCTGCAATCGCAGCATATGTTTGGTGCCAACGACGTTGGTTTTCCAGAGACGCGCTGAGTATCGCTCGCCATTATGTCGGCCAAATTCGGCTGCGGCATGATATACCAGTTCAATTGGTGGCAAATTATCGAATAGATCAATGAGTTCATGAAACTCACTGATATCGCAGCGCCGATACCAATCCTGGTAGCTATGTGCTAAATCACATGCAAACACTTCATGGCCGCGAATTTTAAGTTCTTTGACAAGCGGCCGGCCAACTGTTCCCATGCCACCTGTGACAAGAATTCTCATTTGCCGTCTCCTGAAGGCGAGGAAAGACGATGTAGTGAAGAGTATAATTCTACAAATCTTTTTGCATCACCTTTCCCGGCTTTTGTGTTGTAAACTTTCTTCCAGTATTTAGCGAGTCCCTCAATGTCATTGGCCTGGGGAAGTGGCAATGGTGAACGATAATAAATCGTTCTGGCAATCTTGGTGGCATATTTAAGGTCGGTAATCAAGTCCGAATCCGGCCTCTTGCCAGAAGCTGAAATATACGTGCTGAAATTGGGACGAGCCGCCAAGTAATTCAGCCAAATATCATGATGTGTGGCCGGCTCGATTTGATAAAGGCCCAGCGCTACACCCATGCCGTCGTATCGATTCGCTAGCCCTTGCTTGAGAAGCATTAAGTTGCTTTCAATAAGGGCTGTCCCGATAAGCAACTCGACAGCGGAATCAGAGTAATACCCTGGGACCTCCATTAGGGCTGGAGTTACGACAAACCGTCTGAAATGGTCGAGACATAGCATGACTATTCTCCTTTCCATCCTGGGATAGGCCATCAACCTGACTACGGAGCCAAGTCGGAAGCAACTCTAAGACCTGGTTTCGATAGTCGAAAAGCCAAGACATAAGATGGTCAACTGTTGTCATTTACTCCTCAATCTCATTCTGTTGTGAGGATTGATAATGTCTCGGGCTTGTAGAACGTAATACCACAAAGAAGCTCTTCTGGCAAGACCTCATTCAACCAATTATGAATGGTACTGTGATGTACGGCGAATCCGATGTACTCAGATATGATTGGATTGAAGAAGGCTTGGGCTGAAACGGCGCTTTCAACGAAAATGCCAATTAAATGTCCTTCTCGATCATAGACAGGGCCGCCAGAATTCCCCCCTGAAGCGCCAGCATCAACTTGGAAAAGCCTTCTCGGTGTTTCTTTATTCTCCCAGTCAAGACCTGACTCGGTTCCACGCCAGAGATTTGAGATGATTCCCTTGGTGACGGTAGCTATCCATCGGCCTAGTGGATTACCAATGACATAGACCTCATCACCGAGGAGGGTTTGCTCATGCTGATCTAAGATGGAAGATTGGCTGAGTATCTGGAAATTGCTGCTGATCTGAAGAATGGCCAGATCTAAATCGGTATTCTTGGCAAGAATCTCGGCTTGTCCCGATTGCTCTTCATGTCGACCATTTTTGAAAGAATCACGGCGTATACTTTGCTGCTCATCATCCGAGATGCAATGAGCGGCAGTCAATACAAGCTTATGTTTCTTTGAAATGATTGTTCCACCGCATTTGTCGTTGATTGTCAAATATGTTTGGTCGACTCTCTCTTGAATAGACCAACCACTGGATAACCCAGCGACCATGAGAATCATCAAGAGCATGGCGGCAATTGCAAAAGCAAAGATTTTTGAGATCATGAAAAATTTTTCCTTAATCTGAGTAGCCGCAGACCCGGCATACGAAACTTTCGCCTCAGCTATAAGGCTGTCCTATCCCGCATGCGGGACAATTTTTATAAGCCTGCATTCTAATCTCCTAGATTAATGGGACACTCAAGACTAGCTTGTTTTCGCTGATAATACCGTTCGGTCCATTCAACAAGTTCTTCATAAATTTCTGCTGTCTTATCAGTGTGCCACGGCAATCGACTCATGCCGCCTCGATGATGGACTCCGTTGTGATATAAGCTGCTATAGTTTGGCTTCCAGCCGCCTGCAATGGCTTGCTCATAGATTGGAGTTCCAGGTAGTGGTACTAAATAAGCGATCTGAGCACTGTCTGGCTTGGCCGTCTCAATAAATTTCTTGGTAGCCTCTGCGCTGGCTTCGTCATCTTCTGCGAAACCGAAAATAAGATAAGCTTTGACTAAGATTCCAGCATCATGACAAGCCTTTATAGCATCCTCATTGGCTTGAACGGAATTCTTTGAAATTGCGGCGAGTACTCGTTCTGAGCCGCTCTCAAAGCCAAATGAAATGACCGTAATGCCGGCCCGCCTCATTGCAGGCAGTAATTCTTTATGCAAAGTATTAGCTCGGCAGTTTACACGGAATCGAAAGTGCGATCCTTCCATCCAGTCACAAAATTCTTGCACCCATTCTTTCTTAATGCCCCAAATATCATCGGTGGCTACAAAGCGATGAATGCCATAAGTATCCCGGAGATGAGTTAATTCGCTCCAAATATTGCCAATGGAGCGAACGCGAAGTCGTCTCGCTAGGGAGCCAAGTGTCCGCACACAATATGCACAAGCATATGGGCAACCGCGTGACATGTGAACGGTTGTTGCCAATCCCTCTCCAACGGTAAGATTCGCACAGTAGCTATCGAGGTTCACAAGTTCGCGTAGCGGGTAACGAAGTGCATTTAAATCGGTTGGCTCTCTTTTACAAGTCAGGATAAATGGTTGTTGCCGAAGACCATCTTTACCATAGTTGACAAGAAAGTCTGGAAAATCAATGTCAGCTTCGCCGACTACAACGAGATCAAATCCATCTTCAAGGGCCATCCGAGGTAGAGCCGAGACGTGTGGTCCGCCAATGGCAATGGGAATCTTCGGCCAATCATGATGAATCATGGACATCAAACGCTTAGCGGCATCATACTGGGCGCTGGTTGCAGTAATTGCAAAGAGATCGATAGGATTGTCTTGATCTTCGAGAGCCTCGATCAGCAATTGTAATCTTTGCTTGATCAGCTCCAGCTTATCTTCATCGCGCCCCCCAAGGGCTTTGCCGATCTTTTTATCGCCGGTCATGTCCCAGAATGATACTGACATGCCGGCAGCATCGCACTCTGCAGCCAAATGCAGTATTCCCAATGGCGGGGCACCACGGTCATTTATGAGAAATGGACTTGGTGGATTGACAAAGCAAATGTGCATAGTGACTTCCACCTATTTGGGTTGCTCTTGTGGGGTGGATGACTCGTCAGCGGGCTTGTGCTTGAGGGATTCTAACTCTCTCAATGCCTGTTGTAGACGGCTGTACATTTGCGAGAGTAGATGTTCAGACTGATCTCGACTAGCACGCAGCACTTCAATCATTGACCGAGCTTGGGCAAGTTCATCGCGACAATCTTGTGCATAAGCTGCCGTGAGCATAACTAGTCCAATACAACCCACTCTAAAGGCTTGTTTTAATGCTCGATACACTGCCATTGAGCATCTCCTTTCCTTGTATCAACTTGGAATATACCTCCACGATCCGTACATGCTCTTGCATCATTCATCATTCTTTGCTCATTGTTTCTTTTCAGATTATCCAAAATTTGTCCTAATGCTGACCCTACGATTCTTGAGAAAGCTTCTTGTGGACTTACGCCGTCTTCATCGGCTTTCACTCTGATAGCCTGATCCTCCTCTGGAGTGCTTTGGTATGAATAATTAGCAGCCATGACTTCATGAGCACATAACCAATAACTGACTAACATGATAAGAATAAGGTATATTCGCATATTCTCCTCCTATGATTGTCCACGGCAGCTATAGTCTATGATATCGCCACCAGTAGCTCCTGTTACTGTAAATGCTGTTGTCGAAGGCGAGGTTACACGAGTCACTCCAGCTGATGACCTATTATTCAAGACACACTGCGGCACATTTGTCCAAGCTCTAGCGAAAGTCACCGTACATGTGCCAAAGCTCGTTGCATTCGTTGTGATCGTGCCATTATTGTCATTCCCAACAATGGTTGCACCAGTGCCACATCCAGCTGAAAGAGTCGGTGCCGTTCCAAGTGTTTCTATGTGTCCTTGCGTAATCTGAAAATGTGTGACTGGATTGTGATCAGTTGTGCCGGATGCACCCTTAAGAGTGCTTTGAATCTGTACCTTACCACCCTGATTCCCTGTGGAAATACCGGGTGCTAAAATCAAATCTCCCGCAGCCTTATCAGTCGCTCCAACAGTTGCTCCACCTGCCTGAATCGTTAGGCTATTTCCAGCTGTGTTCGCTGTAGTATGCCGTTCCATCCAGATAGTTCGAGCAGCATTGCCTCCTAGTGATAACAATTGTGTTGGGCTGGTCGTTGCGAGGCCAACATTGCCACCAAAATAGTTTAATGCATTAGTGTCTTCAACATAAATGCTATGCTTTGTGCCTGTGACACCCTGAAATCCACTTCGAATATATAAAGCCTTGGCGTTTGTCACCGGACCACTTGTAAACTTATTAATGTCTATTCGCACACCCTCCATATTTGTTACTGTGGACGTACTGCTATTTGCAGTAATGAAATACATTGAAATGATATTGGTTACCGGACCAGCACCCGAGTTAACTGTTGGAGTACTATATATACCGTACAAGTTGCTAAGAGTACCAGTACCGCTATGTGAAGGAGATGATAGGAAACCTATAATTCTACCAAGATTTTGAGCACCGGCAGTGTCTACAGAAGATTTTGTCCCAATAAGTGAGCCTGTTCCTGTGCCAGATGGATTCCAAGTTGTTGATATCAATACTTCTGCTGGATCAGCATTGAGGTCTGTCTCGGTCCTTGAAGCTGAAATGCCCACTTTGCCTGTCAGCGATGTCGTGCCAATGCCGAGGCGCTTATTGGCATTGTCCCAAAATAGTTCGGCATTGTTTTGCGTTAGGATAGACCCGTCTGAGAAAATAATGGAGCCGGCGGTGAAAGATGATGACCCTGTCCCGCCATTGGCCACTCCAAGGATGCCCGTGACATCGTCTGTGAGGGATACACTGTTACAGGTAGCGACTCCAGAGGCATTAAGGCTTCGAGGAAACTGATTGGAACAACTTGTTCCCCCATAGGCAGTCATGGCTGAAGTACCATTGCCAAGGACCAAGCCCGAGATAGAGCTGGCCCCTGTCCCGCCCCGTGGAACGGAAAGCTGTCCTGTCCATCCTACTGTGATAGATGCGGCATTAAGGAGAGCTGTATTAGGCGAGCCGCCAAGTGTGAGCGTTACGTTGGTATCGTCAAACTTCGTCAGTGCAGATCCCGGCACATCAGCTGCTGTTATGGTATCCCAGTCTGGAGCGCTTGAGGATACTCCATTACCAACCTGGCGCAAAAACTTGCGTGTCGTAGTCGTATTCCCAGCCAAGCGTGTTCCAGACCCAGAAGATCCTCCATAAATTATGTCGCCTAGGGTCGTCATTGGCGACAGTGCGTTGAAGGCCGCCGACGCCGTTGTCTGACCTGTGCCACCATTTGCAATAGCCAGGGTGCCCGTGACATCCGACGTAAGCGAAACCGAGGAACAGGTGGCGGTGATTGAGGGATTGAGGGCGCGGATAAATTGATTGGTACATGATGCCCCGCCGTAAATGCTCAGGACGCCGGTCCCAGTGGTATTGATCAATGCACCAGTCCCAAGCAAAGAAAGGGCTTGCTCATTCGTCAATGTAGCATTGGGGGTTTGGGTGATATATGTAGCGTCTATCGGTGCAAATGAGCCCCCAGAGCCACCCTTTGACAAACAACCATATGGTCCACCATTTTCAGAGGTAGCAAAGCACTGATTATTGCGATCATAGATGAGCTTGCCTTCATTGGGTTTGCTGACTGTGTCGCTGCCCTGCCCCGTGATAATCAGGCGTTCAATGGTCCCGGAATTTCCTATCATCTCCTCTAACGTCTGCTCTGCTCTCGTTGAGTGAATATGGCTAGCATTGGCATTATGGATGATGAAAATTAGGCTGAAAAGACTCCAGAAAATCGGGGTAAGCTTACACATATATCGTGACATGCTGAATCTCAATCCCTAAGCTCTTCACGGATGTAAATAGTAGCACTGACAAAGACACCCGTGGCTGGATTACCTGTTACGCCGCGAAATTGTAGAAAGAGATAGGGGGCAAGAAAATTTGGGAGGGCAATGGCATTCCAGACTTTCGCACTATTGGGAAAGTCACCCTGTAGGGTATCAACAAGCGGGCGATTTGCCAGATAGCTGCCATCAACAGTCTTTCCATCGAGACTAATCGCGTATCGCACACTAAGGTTGGCTGTTCCACCTGACTTGCTTGCCAATAGCAATAAGGACTCTGGTCGCACAGCAAAACGTAGATCAATTGCCGGCGAGGTTACCACCGACGTTCCATTGAGCGATCTATTGCTCAGTAAGACTCTGGGAAAGAGTGCTTCCATCCCTGTCAACTCCTAATTTACACCACAAGCTGGGAACCCCATTGAATAATGGATGGAAATGCTAGGACATCGCGCTGGTAGATCTCAAGATGACGGGTATGGAAATTCACACCGTTCTGGATAGCCTGCCTAAGCACATCTTCGGGAGGAATGGTGCTGTTTCCCTGGGCCATACGATATGACGTGTCACCGCTGACAAACCAAAGCATCTGGCCACCCACTTGCGGGCTCACTGATTGCAGCACCTTCCAGCGTTCAGATGGTTTATCAACCAGTGGTGCATAGTATTGCACATCATTACCCTGGAAATATAACAAAGATCCCAGGATGGGAGATGCTTTCTGCCATAGCGTCTTCGCTGGCAAATAGCGATCAGCCCCAACAAGATCCGCTGAAGCTGGACCAATAGCAACGGTGCACAATGAATTTGGAAAGGCATTGGATGCTGATGTTAAGAGATCAACAAAGGCATTAATCATTCCATCGAAACTATATCCAAGAGCCATCAATTCGTCAAGATCCCCATCATTAGCATTTGCCCATATATTCATTTCTGCTGTAAATGTATTTCCAATGGGAACGGCCAATGTATGAACTTTTGTTTTATACCGAGTACCAAGCGCCCCTAAAAAGAGTTTGGCTCGCCCCATATAAACAGCATCCCACCATGGAACAATTGTCGTGCGTGTTCCGTCTGGACCAATAGTTGAGTATGACGTAGCACCAAGACTGAATAGCCATGATGGAACATTCTGACCACCCATAACTGGTCGTAACATCACTTTTTTACTTTTTGCCCGAATCCGTGAAATTTCGCTATCGAGAAATGTCCAGTCAAATACTCCAGGAGCCAGCTCAATATTTGACCAAAGTTGGCGGATCGATACACCAAAAACATATGGCATATCAAGCACGGCATCATCGACGGGTGTTTGCGTACCTGACAAGCTCATGATTTTTAATTTTGGCATTTCAATTGGCTCTATAATAGGTGTGATGCTGTTTAAGTGATTAATGTGAGCGCTCCAGCCACTGAAATATCATCGACGATGAGCATCAAGAACGGCCAAGCATTGATATCATCGTTACTCCAGTCGATGAGTCCATTTGATTCGGCCCAATACCACTTCCCGCCGCCAAGCATGGCTGAACGCAAAATCGCATTGCTTCCTGTGCCGATGCTCGCTTTATTGGGAGTAGTTGCCGCACCGGAAACTGTAAGCACGGCGCGAATTGGCGTCCTAGCCCCTACTCGCACAGGTGGATTAAAGATGGCCCCAGATAATGCTGTTGAAAAAGCAATCATCGTGCTGGCAGAGCCGAGTGTGGATCCGCCTGGAGTGTTGCTATCGGCAATGATTTCGGCACCATTGTAAAGTGCACTAGCTGTACCAGCTACGGCAAAAATATCGACAACTCCAGAAAAACCATCGGACATGAAGAGGCCACGACGATTTGTTGAGGAGGCACTGCCAGCCACTGATGTGATTGGTGATCCAAAGGTTGCTCCGTCCGAATAGCGCGTCACAATACAGGCTGGCTGGTTGGATAATGATGTGGCTACAAAACCATTGGTCGTCGTAGCCGTCATACAAAGAGATGCGGTTTGTATGCCGCCGACCAAGGAACTATTATTGAATTGGAGGACGTTTGCGAAATTAACTGCACTGCCGTCGGCATCGGCAATGATAATCCAGATAAACTGACCACCCGTGAGACTGACATTTAAACCGCTAATGTTAATCCAACCGGTTGCCGATTGTGGATCGATCACACCACTGGCAATCAATCCAGCTGGAGCAGTCGTTGGTGCTGAAAATGATCCCGTTCTAATTTCCCAGTTAATGCTTGTGACTAAACTTGCTGTGCCCGTATAGCTTGTAATATGAAAAAGAATATCTGTAAGTGTTCGATTTCTGTCTAGTGAGATCCTAGCGGCAATAGCATTGCCAGATGTCCCAGCTACATAAGCATTATTCAGGGCGATGATGGTCTGTGCACCCGCTGTAGTGCCGCTAATGCCAAAACTCAAAACGGGAATCTGTCTTCCACTAAAGATACCGCCACTTGGTACTGGAATGATCAGCCCATCCGGCAAAGTCATCCATTCTTCATCATAAAATGGCACTAATGTTTGCTTTTTCCTATCCAAGATCATGGCTGGACTTATGCCAGCCGTACTTATCGCGTGAACTTTGTGATAGCGGCTTATATAGTGTTGCCGTTTGCGGGACAACTTTTTACCCCTCCCAGCGCTTCATGACTCCGAAATAACGAGAAGCGCCTTCAGGAAGCGATGAGATCAAGCGAATCTGCTCAAAGACAACCTCGGTGATCACGACGCACTTGCCTGCCTGAATCACAACATCGCTGCCAGCCGATGTCAAGTCACGCAGAGTCAAACCACTTACAGGAGAAACTTGTACCTTAATCGTACCTGTATGCGCAGTCGAACCCGCAAAAATGCCGATAGCCCGTGCATCACGAAAGTTGGAAAGGAGCTGACTTGATGTGGCACCGGCGGTAATCACCAAGACTCCCATGTTACTTAAGAAACTCTGCATTATACACCTCTAAGAAAAAAGGCCGGGGCCGCTACAGCGGCACCGGCCTTCGCTGAAGAGCAGCAGCCCACTGAAGAATCATCACTGATATGTGTAGTGCAACGTAACCTTTCCACCCCGACCAGGTGCTGTTGAGCCAACGGCACTGACCGCAATGCCGAAGGCTCTGCCAGTGTTGCAAGTCACCGACAAGCCAGTAAATCGAATGACTTTTCGGCCACCAGCCACACTAGTGTTGACCACGCCCTTGCTTGTCAGGGTGCCAACAGCAGCTGAAAAGCCGAACATTTTAATGCCAAAATTCCCACCCTGAGCAGCCGTCCCAAATAAAATGGCAATCTCACGAATTGCAATATTCCTGGATGGAGCAAAGACCCAATTATCCAGGATTGCGCCGCTAGCTGCCACATGGGTGGACACGCTCCGGCTCAAGGCTACGGAAAACATGGGGCCGCTGCTGGTCGTGGCCAGGCTTCGAGCAAAAACGCCGCCCGTGGCGATTCCCTGGGCAACTGTCAGCGGCCCTGAGAGATGAGAAGCCCCCATACGCTAACTCCTACTCATAGTCCCTATTAAGCCTGGGCAAACCCTTTCGTTAAATACACAGCTAATCTCACACCGGCTGTGCTGGTAGGATTCCCGGTGACCATGGAGAAAGCTAGGACACTCCCAGCCGGAAGCGTGACCGTGGAGAGAACTTTAAGCGGGAAGCTGAGCACAGAAGTCCCCGCCATTGTGGCTTGGCAGTATCCTTTTGCCACGAATTGAGACGCGACATTGCCACTGGCTAAAGACCATACTTTCATTTTGAATAGACGAGATGATGACGGCGCCGTACCATACATGACATCAACGCGCGTAAGACTGGAATTATCAGGCACTTTGAGACGCCATTCATTAACGCGCGTGGCGGAAGCCATCGCTAGTGCACCGCGTGCAGCAGTAAAAATAGGCTCGCCCTCGCCGATATGGTCGCGGCGAAGAGAATTTGCAG